CGACCATCAACCGCCGCATGCCGGCCTCGACTTCCGCGGGGTCCTCTTCGTCCGCGTTTTCTTCGACGCCGTGTGAGAAGACGGCCCAGGCCACCTTCATCAGGATGTCACGCTTGGCCGGGGCTCCGTCGGGAAGGTGCTCGTACTCGTCGAACACCAGATCGGCCAGCCCTTCCGTGCCGCCAAACTTCTTCGACAGATTGACGAGAAGGTCGCGTTTGGAAATGAACGCGGCCTCACTGAGGACCAGATCACTGACGGTCGTGTCACTCTTCGCCATCGGCCAACTCGATGCTTTCGAGGATCAACTGAACGTGATGATTTGCCTGGGCGTTTCCGCTCGACCAGTGATGGGCCGTCAGCCGCCCCTTGCACAACACGCGATCTCCACCCGACAACGCAGCAACGTCTTTGATTAGTTCGCCAGTGGCTACCAGTTCAAATGTCTCCCCCTCCGAGATCACCCCAAATCGACAAATCTGCGAACCGCCTGGAAGGTAGTTGGTTCCAACTGATTCTCGGAGAGTGCCGAGGATTTCACCAACTGCACGATCCGCTTGACTGACAGCCATCCCTTCCCCCCGCATTTCTTGCAGAGCCGTCCGTTGCAATCGCACAGGTCAAACGGCCGTCCGTGGAGGATTTCTTTCAGCAGCGTCTCGCAGGCGTCAATCACCGTGTCGATGTCGATGTCGAGCCCGTACAGTTCCTCGGAGTGCTTGAACAGGCGGCGCTTGATCTCGTTTACGGTGCTTCCCAGCCGGTGAATCTCCCGGCCACCCTCGAAGATCGGCTCCAGCCGTGGGGGTACGTCTTGGTTGCTGGGGGTCTGCATGGTGATGATGCCAACCCGCCCGCCCGCGCCAGGTAGGTGGCGCGGGCGGGCATTGCGACTGACAACACGAACTCGGCTGTCGACTTAGCCGGCGGCCGGCGGCATCGACAGGTTGCCGGATGCGTAGATCAGCGTGTCCGTGTCGGTGGCGGCGGCGTCCTGGTCCACGGTCCCGACGACGTACTGCCCGGCCGTGGCCGAAGCACCGTCGAGCAAACCCGAGGCATCCGACGCGACCGGATCGCCAGCCGTCAGGCTCACGGCGCTCGCTTCGCTCGTCACCTTTACGGGACCGATGAGGACCCCGAAGAAGATGTCGTAGGCCGGGATTTCCTTGCCCACGGTGTACTGGTCGTCCAGGGCGATGCACACGCCGCCGGCCGTGTCGTTGTACCCCGTGATGACGCCGGCGCGGTACTCGGCCGAGGCCGTGGACAGCTTGACGAACTTCTTGGCGACGGTCAGGGCCGCCGCACCGTTCTTCAGCGCGATCAGGCACACCGGGGCGCCCGTCTCGTGAACGGTGTCTCGCACCCAGAAGCGCTGGCCCGCCAGGCCAAGCCACGAGTTCGCGTCCAGCGTTTTGCTGAACACGTTCCAGTGGCTCATGGTGGCCCCGCGATCGAACGGGAGGTAAGGGAACAGCATATTTGGTACTCCTTGAAACCAAAGTCAATGAACGAAACGAACCTCTCCGCGGTCGACCGGACTTAGCTGCCGGAAGTGATCGCGGCCAGCTTGCCCATGAAGCCGGGGATTTCGACGATCATCTGACCGTAGAAATCGGCGGCGTACAGGTCGTCGCTGGTTTCGATCTTGTGGTCTTCCTCGTACCCGACGAGTTGCGACTGCATGCTCTTGAGGGTCAGGTTGTCCCAGTTGAACATATAGGCGCAGTCAGCCGGGCAGGCGAACTCGTGGGCCAGTTCGATGCCTTTCCACTGGAGCGTCTTGTGGCCCAGTTGGGTCAGGCCCGAGTTGTTCGTCACCTCGAACTTCTCGGTCGACTGGAGCGTGTCTTCCGCCTGCCGAAGCATTTCGGTGTGCATGATGCACACTTCCGGCGCGCGGTCCTGAATCCTGCCCATGTTGAGGTACAGGAAGTTCATCGCAACACGCCACGTTTCGGCCCAGACAGCGTTCGTGATCGAGTGGGCAGCGTAGCTGGTCCACAACGCGGCCTGGTAGTCGACGACCATCGGGGACCAGGCGCAATAGTCCGTGGTGCCCGTTCCGGTGTGCGGCCACACGCCAGTCGAATCCCAGGACCCGCCCAAGTCACCGAGCGCCTGCGAGTTGCCGGCGTAGGTGCCATCGGGGTTGCCGACGTAACCGCTGCTGACAAGGCCACTGACGGAGTACACCGACTCCAACCCGGCGAGTTCGTTCGGGTAGGTTGACGAGTCGGTGTAGTACTTCTTGGGAAGCTCCTTCACGAAGTCCCGGGCGATCCCGTCGACCACCTTGTCGACGAGGTTGAAGAACGCTGCCTCGCCTTTGTTGGCCAGGCGGTCGATCTTGGCGATCTTTTCGCCGAGGTTGTATGTGACCCAGCCGAGGACGGCCTTGATCCACATATTTCTCGACGGAAACGACATGCGAACCGCGTAGGGGTCGGCCGCGGTGATCGTTCGGGTGGCGATTTCCGGTCGCCACTCGACATTCTCACCTTCGGCGTTGTACATGAGCCGGCCGTTCGATTCGAGGCCGGCGTGCATCACGGATCGCTGCTTGAGCGGATCGGTTTTCACGCGAAACCGATCATTCAGGGTGGTGGCATCAAGCACCGCGCTGGGTGTCCAAGCCATGTTTAACTCTCCGATTTTCAGAGTCCGAAAAACCAAGGAGGGTAGCGGAGGGTTTTTCGGAGGGCCGATGTTTCAAAGCGGTTGGGCCAAGGTCCGCTAAGGATTGTCTCGCCCAACCGCGAAGCCCAGAAAACGCCCCTCCAACAAAACGCTTCCCGGGCGTGTTCTCTTGCTTAGGTCATCTGTTCCTCGCACCACTGCATGTACTGGAAGGTGCTGCCGTTGGGGTTCTGCCCGAGCCAGTCCGCGTAGCTCATGGTCTGCCGCGCGGGCGAGGTGGACGGCCGGGCCAGCGAACGCGGGTGCGGGTCTCGGCTGGGCTGCGGCTTGGGCATTTCCGCCTGGACCGCCTTGATTGCCCGTTGCACGACCTTCGGCCCCCAGGGCATGCCGTCTTCGACGAGCGCCGCGATCTCGGCGTCGACCTTGGTGCCGAACTCCGTGAGTTGGCCGTTGGTGTCGCCGTTGACGAACAAGGCTTCGGCGTTCTCCTCCCGAATGCGTCTGATGGCGTCCTGGTCGGCACGTTGCTGGAGGGCGGTGCGGCTTTCGGTTTTCGCCGTCTCGACGAATTCTTCTTTCGCCTGCTCAATGAGTTCCCTCACCACGGGCTCGATCGCTGCTTTTGGATCGCGGGCGAAAGCGAAGCCGGCCTCATTGATCTTGCGGTTGACCTCGGCGATTCGATCGGCAAACCGCGGGTCCACGTCTTGCCGCAGTTGGCCGTTGGCGTCGTAGAGCCGCGATGCCGCCCGCTCGAAGTCGGAGTAGGTTTCCCAGTCGGCGTCACTGCCACCCCATGAGGGGGGCGGTTTGGTGGGCGCTGGCTCCGGGTGAATCGGCTCGTTCTTCTTCAGCCGGTCGATGACGGTGTAGAACTCGTCCCGCCGGTCTTCGGGGATGCCGTCCACGAGCCGGTGCCACTCCTGGGCCGCCTCGTCGCGGCGCCCGACCATGCGGCGGGCCTCGTCCATGCTGCGAAAAGCCGCCTCCTCGGAGTCGAACTGGGAGGAAAGGTCGACTCCAGTGGCGGCTTTGTACCGCTCGAAGAATCCTTCGCTCGGCCCGCCGTCGCCGTTTCCACCCGGGGACTGGGCGGCGTTTGTGGGTGTGGAGGGCTGGGGCGCTGGAGCGGTTCCGGGGGCTCCTGGCTGCGGAGACGCCGTGGAGGGTGGCGCTGTCGGCGCTGGGGCTGCGGAGGTTGGTGCTGAAGGTTCCGGCATGGGCCTGGGGCTCCAATCGAGGGATCGAAATTCGCCTGGAGGTAGGCCCGTCAGCGCTGGAGGGGGCGGCGCGTCGTGGGCTTACTTTGAGAATTACCACGTCCCGCCGCCATTTTTTTCTGCTTATCCCCGCAAAACCCCCTTTCTTACGAGAATTGCCCGAATTTTTTCTTCGGGACATTCCGGGGGTGCCTGACCATCGAAGTTGTAGTCAGCACCCCCGCACGCCAGCCGCTTTGCGCAGTCCCACACCCGGGCGGCGACCGTGGGAAGATCGAAGGTTCCAAGCCAGATGTCCTGGTTGTCGATCTTCAACTTGGCCCGGTACTTGCCCTTCTGGACGTGGTAGCTGACGCCTCGGAACTTCTTCATTTCACTGGCCTCGATTGAAGTCGTTTACGGATGGCACACAAGGGGCAGGACTTGGCGTTGTCGTTGGCAAGGAACTCCCGCAAGTGTTTCGGCAGCTTGCCCAGGATGGCCGCCCGGAGTTTGTCGGGGTGGTAGTCGACCCTAGCAGCGAGTTGATCGACAGGGATGCGTGCCTCACTTTGCTCCTCGACCCATTTCGTCGCCTTTACGCCAGGGCCGAGCTTGCCGTGGACCTCGGCCAACTGCTCTCGGTAGGCTTTGACGGCGTGGGCCAATTCGACGTAGCGAACCCCCAGCATATCCAGGGCTGCCACGCACTCGATCACGTCTTCCCGCGCCCACTCGACAAGCCCCAGGCAGAGAGCCAAATCAGGGTCCGCGACGTGACGCCTCTCCGCTTCCGGGTCGCTCCACGTCTCGGCGATCTGCTTGGCGCGTTTCTTCTGGCTGGGATTCACCGTCAATCCTCGCTGTTCGACGCCCTAACCAGTTCTTTCGGGTGGGTCCGATGTGAAGAACTTCCCAGGGCGGTCTCCGAAGATTCGCCCGCGGCCACTGCTTGTAGAAAGCCGTGTCGCAGCCCTGGCAGTTGGGAAATTGGGCAGGATAGGCAAGTTCCCCTCTCAGTGACGGATCGCCGGCATGGAATATCTGGCAGTAGCCGGCGAACTCCCCCGTCTTGCTTTCGCGATCTGCGAAACCGAGCCTGCCCCACTCCTCTTCCGGGGGGATTGCGGCGTGGTTGTCCAGGCTGCGCCGCAGCGGCGAGTAGAGGAAGCCCGGCTGGTACTCGTAGTCCTTCGCCGCCCGTGGTATCACCACGTCGGCATCGAGAATCGCGATCCAGCCGAAGGGTTCCATCCACTTGAGGGCCTCATTCAAGCCTGCGCCCTTGTTTATGACAGCATTGTCTGCGAAAAACACGTCGGTTGCCAGCAGACATACCTTCTCGTCCGATTCGTGGACAAGGGCCTGTGTCCTGGCGTCCATGCTGGCCGTGACCACGATGATCTCCTCGAAGATCGGCAGCCAGCTTGGCAGCACCCGCTGGAGGTAGTCGTCGTAGCCCACGCAGGTCGTGACGGCTCGCATGGATCAGTCCTGTCCGCAATCGAACGCTGAGATTCGTTCCCGCTTCATGGCGTTGATGATCTCCCCTACCCCCTTCTGGACGCTCAGCACGGACGGATGGTTGCGGAAGGCCACAGCGCCGGACCCGATCTGCTGCGGGTGCTTCGCTACCCAGCACACGTCTTCGGTGTCGATCAGGGCTACGCCGCCGTCTTGCATCTGGACTTCAATGAGCATGTGACTTACCAGTACGGGTTGCTCTCGCACCGCACGCCGGGAATCTCGGGGTAGTCCTCGACCCGGTCGTGCTGGAGCGGATAGGCGTGCCAGGGGTCCTCTTGCCGGAACCGCTGGCTCGGAAGGTGCGAACGGTAAAACTTACACTTCGGCGACAGCATCGCTGCCACGAAGGAGAACGTGCTGTTCGGGGCCAAAATGACTTTACACTGCGTCAGCAGGTAGAAATCCGGGTAGAAGTCCATCTGCGACGGGTCCTTCTCTTGAAGGTCCCTGGGCAGGTAGTTGTAGTTCGGCAGCGGTTGATCGTAGAGCGACATCCCCAGGTCTTCGGCCGTGGCCGGATCGTACTGCGAGAACTCACTGACCAGCGACTTGTCTTCGGTGGCAATGAACATTCTCGGCCGGCTCAGGGTCGGCCACACTTCCTCCAGGCAACGCAAGTACCACTCGACCGGCGTGATGTAGAAGTGCAGCCGGCCGTAGTCGCCTCGGCGAAGATGCACGCCGACCCAGGTGTCGTAGGTCCCCTTGTTCTTCACCGTCATGGTTCCGAATCGGAACAACTGGAGGAACCGCTGCTTCCACTTGCCGAAGTAGGACGTGTGATACTGGGCATAGCCGACGAAGTCCCGGTTCACCACGTCGTCGTGATCGGGCGGCAAGGCTTGGTAGAGGTGACTGTTTTGCAGAACGGGTTCATGGTAAGGCGGCAACTCACAGTCGATCGGTTGATACCGCGCATAGAGAAGGTCTTCACCGACCCAGGGCGGAAGCTGGAGTTGGCAGCCGTGTTCTTCGGCGTAGAGCGACAGGAAGGCGTACTGGAAACACTGGTTCCCCCAGCGGCCCATCTTGCCGAAGTTCCGCATGGTGATGATGGGTTTGTTGCTTTGGAACACGGCATGACTCGCTTAGGAGGGCTTGAAGAATTGGAGGTAGCCGCCGTGCGTGTTGATCCGGCCCACCGCCCCGCAGATCGTCGTGGCATCGGGTTCCAGGCCGAGGAACCGGACAACCGACTCCACGAACTGCACGGGCATCGACTTGATCGCCTCGTAGCTGGTTATCAGGCTCGGGCACTCCACGGTCGACAGGCAGCCCATAAGCTGCGCCAGCAGGTTCGCCGACCGCTCGAACGATTGGTAGGGTTTTCGCGGGTGCGTGTTATACAGACGCGACTGGGCCAACGCCACCAAGTCACGGAACACGAAGATGCAGCACGGGTTCCGCACGTTCGACGGCAGCATGTCCAGGGTCACACGCCCGTAGGGATTCTTGAACCCCCACACATCAAACCGCTCGTTGAGTTGCGAGACCTCATATTCCTGATCGGCCATCGACCCACGGACGAAAATCTTGTTCTCGAAGGACCCGCCGGATGCCATATCCTCGGGCTCGCCCATGTGAACCCCAAGCCCATCGAGGACGGCCGCCACCGACGACGTACCGCCACGCGGCACGCCGACAACGAGGACCGTCTTGGGCTCGTCCGCGTCGGCCATTCCGTTGGCGACGAACATCACCGGGGCGGCGGCCCCGATGCCTTCCGTGGTGCGGTTCGTGGCAAGATCGAACGCCTCGATCTCCGGCATCTTCTCCACCGTTTTCTGCGTAACCGCCTCCAACTCGTAAACCTGCTGCGTGTTGTGGTGCTGTTGCGACAGCGCCCGCAGTTCCCCCACCAGAATGTCATTGAGCGCCCCCTTTTCTTCCGGGGCGCGGGCGTAGTTACTGGCCTCGCCGCTGGCGTAGGTGTGGTCGTACTCCAGGCCGCCCAGCACGGCCAGCGTGCGGCCACTGGCAAGCCAGTACATATTGAAGATGAACGAATCGTTGGCGTCGAAGATGAGTCTTGATCGGTGGCGTTGACGCTCGCCTTCCGGGAGTCCCAACCAGTTGGGCATTTCCAGATCGGCACGCCAACCACGGTACTCCCCGAACACCTCCAAGAAGGTTTCGCGATGCACGGTTTGGTTGCCGGTATTCAGCATGCAGCCGGCCATCGGCCGATCGACGAGATCGCCCGCTTCGCGTATCGACCAGGCGCCAATCAGTTCCCGGTAGTCGAACTCCGGGCGTGCGAACGAAGGGCAATACCACACGTTCGGGTCAAGGCACGGTTCGACCTGCAACAGCCGGTCAATGAACTCATGGCTCATGCAGTTGTCGGAATCGCAGTTGATAACCCATTCACCGGAACACTGGGCAATGGCCTCCAGCTTGTTGCCGAAAACGCCGAGATTGACCGTGTTTTGAAGAAACCGCGCTTTCGGACAGCCTGGACATGCCGTTACGCCGCCGCTCGGCGAAGCATCGTCCACGACGACGATTTCCGAAACAGCAGGATGGCCGTGGAGAGTTTCAATGGCACGGAAAAGAAGCTCGCCGTGTTCGCGCTCGGGTGTCAACTCGTTGTACGCGGTGATCGCAACGGAGAATTGTGTCATGGCTTGAAGAACCAGAAAGAGGCGTTATCGTCGTGATCTTCGGGAACGGTATGGATGGGGGTATCGAACCGCCGGGCAAACTCGTCGGCGGCCGGCTTGACGGTCAGGGTGGGGTTGAGGTAGTCGTGGCCCGCCATGATTCCCCCTCGCCGCAGTTTGGGCCAGTAGCACTCCAGGTCACGCATCACGAACTCGTAGTAGTGCGTGGCGTCGATGTAGACGAAGTCGAGCGACCCATCGGGGATGCGGTCGGCCATGTCGTGCGACCAGCCGCGGAGGATCGCTACGCGGTCGTCGTTGCCGGCCGTGTTGGCGAGCATCCCCTGGTAGGCTTTGTCGTGGCGTTCGTTTGACCAGCCGCCGAGTTCGGCCTTCATGCCCTCGACGTGCTGCCAAAGGTCGATGAGATACAGCAGCGACACACCCCAGGAAAGGATTTCCTTGGAGAACCGACCTTCGGCAACACCGACTTCGGCGGCGTGCCCGAGCAATTCGTGTTCGGCCAAGAGTTCACCGAACTGGCTGCGGTGTTTGATCTCCACGATCCCCCCCCTTCTCCCAGTCGAACGTGCTGGGGTCGAAGTCTTCCATGCGCTCGGTCCACACATAGGGACCGAGCTTCTTGAAGTGGCTGAAATGAGTGAACCCGCCCGTGCCGATGTCGCTGGCGTTGTCCATTTGCCACGCGGCGCCCGGGACGAGGCAGTAGCAGTTCAGGGCGTCCCCGATGCGAATGAAGTTGTGGTCGATGCCGTCCGAGTTGGGCAGCATTTCGTCCAGGGCGTCCAGTACCTTGCGGGCGTTGCGGCCGTTGACGAAGTAAGCGTAGGTTCCCCACTCCCCGAACACCCGCAGGATGTGCGGATCGTCTGTCGGTTCCACGTCGCGACCGCGATGGTGCCACGCCGCGCAGTCCGGGTTTGCGTACCACACCCCGGGCACATGAAACGTCGCCCCGAGGTAGAGCACGTCCCAGTCCCAGGTGAGGTGTTCTTCGAGGTACGCCAGCCGGTCCTGCAAGTCCTCGCAGAAGCACACGTCGTCCTCGAAGACTCCCACGATCCGATCCGAGCCAACGGCCGTGCGGATCACATGGGTCTGCGACTGGTAGCAGCCGATCGCTCCGGGCGTCCTGGCGCGGATACGGGCCACCTTCTCTTCCGGCCCCGGCCACTCTTCCGGCAGGAACGCCTCAAAACGATCAACCGGCAAGTTAGCGCGCGCGAACTGTTGATTGGCGTGGGCCATGCGATCCGTGCGGTGGGCCAGGTTGATTACCCAGTTATCCAGCCGGAAGCGGTCGAAGTGGCTCATGCTTCGCCTTTTCTGCGAAAGAGGTAGTTCTCGGAATACTCCCCGATGAGGTCGTGACCTGGCAGCAGGGCGATCAGTTCGTCAAGCGTCGGATAGCCGAGGTACAACTGACCGAAGGACTGCTGGTTGTGGCACTCCACGTAGACGTAGCGGGTGCGGGCAAGGACTCTCTGCCCGCCGCGCAGCACCTTGGCCTCGGCGCCCTGCACGTCGATCCATGCCAAATCGACGGGAATGGGCAAATCAAACGTGTTGTCTGCCCACTCGTCGAGAGTCGTCGTCGGCACCTGGATCGTGGAGTCGAACTTGCACCACGGGCTGTAGCTGAGGTGCCCAGTCGGCAGGCAGAGTGACCCGCTCTTGTCCCAATCTTGCCAGTCTTCCCGCTGGCAGTTCGGCGGCGTGCCGCCCGACTGGTAGAAGTCGAACTCTCCGCACTCGTCCGACAGGGCCATTTCAACGAGGGTGGCCCGGTTGCCGACGTTGGCGTGCCACTTGGCGATCGCCCGCGGATCGCACTCGAAGCAGTAAACGTGCGCGTCGGGCAACGCCTCGACGAACCGAAGCGTGTCCTCCCCGTCGTTGGCACCGATCTCCAAGATGGTCTGGGCGAACGGCCCGAGTAGATCGGGAAGTTCCTCGATGGGAAGTTCGGGCATCGTCACGTCCTCACGTACCGGGCCATGTTGTCCTGAATGGTCTCCTTCGACCGCCAGCCCTCGGCCATCCGGGGATGCTTGATGTGGAACAAACACATTTCGGGCTCGACCGGCATTTCCGCACGGTACTTCTCGCCGTATCTTCGCCAGATTTCCCGGTTCATCCACATATCCTCCCATCCCGATCCTGCGAAGGCTTCGCAGAATCTCAGGTCCCCCAAAGTTTCCCTGGTTATCGAAAACTGGGAATTTCCGAACAGCGGTTCGCCGACCGGCTGATCGAGTTGCGGAAGGACCCGCCCCTCGTGGCGCAGCCGGTGGCGATCGTCATCGTACCGTTCCCAGCAGTGATCCACGGCCTTGAGCCAATCCGGGTTGGTCACGTCGACCGAGAACGACACGGACGGCCGGAGGTCCCGAACCCGGTAGCAGACCTTCGTGATCCGCGGATCGGCCAACCAGCGTGCGGCCTCGAACCACCGCCGGCCGACGAGGATGTCGGCGTCGAGGAAAGTCAGCACGTCGCCGGTTGCCGCTTCGATCCCCAGGTTCAGGGCCACCGGCTTGTTGTAGAGGTCCCCATCCTGTTCGTCTGCAACGAGCCGTACCGCGTCGTATTCCGTGCCCGGCAGCAGGCTGGATCGGTTGTCGACCACGACGATCTCGAAATCCCTGATGCGGCACGCCTTGGCCGATTCCACGAGGAAATGAAGGGCGCACGCCAGGTGGGCGTTGCGTTTCCTGTGCGGAATGATGATCGAGTGCCGAGGCATCCTGTGCCACCTTGGAGGGAGCAACCCGTGCGAAGGGAAAGCCTACCCGAGTTTTCGGGGTGCCGTCAAGATGGATTCCAGAAAAAACCTTCTGGCGCAACCCCCGCCCTGGATACACGTTATGTCACGCTGCGGAATTTCCCTGGCAATTTCACGGCATCACTGCTTGACATCCCCGTCGCGTTCGATACACTTGATGCCTATTCGGATTGGTTACTCCCTGGTGTTGAACGAGGCACACTTCTCATGGACCAACATCCCCCCCCGCAGCCCGCGGACTACTGCTGCAACCCCGGCTGCACGAGCGACGGCGAGCAGAAAATCGCCAAGGCCCGAGGAATCTGCAACAACTGCTATCAGGTCCTTCGCCGCATGATCGCATCGAGCGAAAGCAGCCTGTCCTCCTGGGAAGAGGCGGAAGACCTGGGCTGGTGCCGGCCCCCGCGGCAACCGGGCGACACCCGTTTCGATGTGTCAGCTATTTCTGCAAAAAACACGGAATCACCCGACAAAAGTGCTCGTGATGCTTGTTCTGGAAACTGACAAGCACTGGGAAATCAAGACAACTTGCGCAAGGTGCGGGTATGCGAATCCATCCAGCGGCAAAACTCTTCCCGCTCGACGACGGCGACAACCTGAAAGAGTTAGCCGCCGACATTCAAGAGCACGGCCAGCAAGTGCCCATTGAAATCTTCGAGGGACAACTGCTCGACGGGCGACGGCGTTTAATGGCGTGCGAATCCCTGGGCATCGCGTGCAACTCCGTTGAGGTCGAACCGGAGGACCCCATCGCCTACGTCGTGTCGCTCAATGCCAAGCGGCGACACCTGACGCCGGCTCAGTTAGCCTTCGCAGCGGACAGTGCGAGGTCGCTGTACGATGAGCAGGCAAAGGAACGCCAGAAAGCTACCCTCAAACGCGGCAACGCACAGCCCGATGTGACCTCTGGATCACAACGGGAAAACCAGGGCAAGTCCCGCGATCACGTTGGGGCCGTTTTTGGCGTGAGCGGTCAGTCTGTTGACCGTGCGAAGCGCGTTCGACAGCAGGGTATACCGGAACTGGAGTCTGCCGTCACGGCGGGCAAGGTGGCGCTGACACGGGCAGTGGAAATATCGCAACTGCCACGCGACGAACAGCCGGCAGCCCTGCAAGAAGCGATCACTGTAAAACGGCGGCAACGCCCCATAAAGCCACCGCCTGCCGGAAGCATTCGTGGCAAAGGCATTAGGCTTGCCCACGAAGCGATAGCCTGCCTGAAAAAGATTCCAAAAAACGACGCATTACGGAAGCGCGGCTTCCAGGTCGTAACCGACTGGATCAGGCACAACAAGTGAGGAACCATCATGGCGAAGTCAGCAATCACGACAACAAAAAACTACAAGTTGTTTATGTTTAGCGATGAGAATCGCCCGCTTAACTTGAAGAAGCGGAAACGGCTCATGGAGTCGATGAAGCGGTATGGCTTTCTGCGGTCGTTCCCGATTTCGTGCTATCGCTCTAATGGCAAAATCGTGGTGAAGGACGGTCAGCACCGGCTGGCGGTAGCCGAGGAACTCGGCCTTTCTGTCCACTATTACGTCGATGATGTCGACTACGACGTTGCGTTCGTGAACGGCTGCCAAGAGAAATGGACCGTGCGCGACTATGCCATGAAGCACGCCAACGCTGGCATCAAACCGTATCAAGACGGGCTAGAGTTCTCCGACAGGTACGGCCTTCCCATCGGCGTCACGTTTGCCCTGCTGGCCGGCACCACAACATTTGCCAACATCCAGCCCGCATTTGTCGATGGCACGTTCACGATCAAGGACATCGGATACGCATCGACCGTTGCGTCCACGTACCGAGCCTTGATCGACCTGTCACCAGACATCAAAAATGCTCGCCTGATGGAAGCCTGCATGGCCGTCTGCCGCGTGCCAAAGTTCGACGCAACGAGACTTCTCACCGGGGCCAAGCGATGCCGGGATAAGCTGGTCGCCTACTCCACACGAGACGCCTACCTGGAACTGCTTGAAACCGTCTACAACTTTGGCCGCAAGGAACTGGTGCCGCTGAAAATCGAGGCAATCAATGCCATGCGAAAGCGGAGTCCTGTGCTCAAGCCCCCGAAGAAGTAGTACAACGGAGCCGCACGAAGCGGCATCACAAGGACGCGACATGCTTGTTCTGGAACGCGCGAAGAATGAGGCCGTCCTGGTCCCTTCCGTGTCAATGAAGATCGTCGTCATTTCGATCGACAACGGCAAGGTCAGGCTGGGATTCGAGGCCCCCCGGGAAGTTGACATCGTCCGCGACGACGCCAAAAACCCCAACCCCAAGGATCGAACCAACGGCGGGGAGCAAAGGTAGCCGAAGACCCGCAGAGGTGACGGCTCCCGGCTGTAGCAGGGCCTCTTGAGTGAGGTTGCGTCTCCTCCTGCGATGCCGGGCCCCCGCCCTTTTACTGGAGAGCGAACATGAGTGAAACCGCCCTACTCAACACGGCCCTCGACGCCACCTACAACGCGCTCGATGGCAAACCAGAACCCGCGTCCTACGACCGCGAACAGCTTCTCAGTCTGATCCAGGGCAGCGCCGATTGGGAGGCGGCGAGAATCGGCCGAATCACCGGGTCACGCTTTGCCGACATTCTCACCCAGCCGCGGTCGAAAAAAGACAAGGAAGCCGGCGCCCTGTCGAAGACGGCCGAATCCTACATGCTCGACGTGATCGCCGAGCGACTGACCGGCGAGGCCCAAGAGGCTCCGATCCCCCAGCGCTACGTCGAGTGGGGCCACGAACACGAGCCCCACGCCCGGGTTGTGTACGAGGATTTGACCGGCAGTGAGGTCAAGCAGATCGGACTGCTGGCCCACCCGGACGACCTGAACATTGCCGGCAGCCCAGATGGGCTGGTTGGCGCAGACGGCGGCCTGGAAATCAAGTGCCCGTACAACAGCCGAGTCCATCTTGGCTACCTGCTGGGCGGCGTGCTGCCCAAAGAGTACGAGGCCCAAGTCCACGGCTACATTTGGATGTCCGGCCGCGACTGGTGGGATTTCGTGTCGTTCGACCCGCGGTTTGTGGATGCCGGCCTGCACGTCGCCCTGTTTCGCGTTCGGGTGCTTCGCGACGACGACTGGTGCGCCCGGCTGGACGAGGCCGTGTTCGCGTTCCGCGACAAGCTGGAAGAAACTCTCCAAACCATTCGAGAAAGGACAGCGGCATGAGTACCGAACTACAGACCACGAAACCCCAAGCGACCGGCCTGCGAGCCTGGGTCGAGCGCCCCGGCGTCCCCGAACAGATCGAGGCGGCCCTGGGCGGCGTGATGGCCACCGACACGTTCACGCAGCACATGATGATCGCGTTTCAGGACCCGGACGTGGCCAGGTGTTCCGACAAGTCCAAGTACACCGCGTTGCACCAGTGCGCCGCGATGGGACTGTTGCCCACGCTCGATCAGGTCAAGCTGATCCCGTACAAGAATGAGGTCAAGGCCATGCCGCAGTGGCAGGGCTTCAAGGCGCTCATGGAGCGGAACCCGGACATCCTGGAAGTGACCGGGCACCTCGTCCACGTCACGGACCATTTCGAGATGCACAACGGCGTGCCGACCCACACCTTCAATCCGTTCGACGAGGCCCGGACGATTGCCGGCCCCAAGGACATCGTGGGCGGCTACTGCAAGATCGTCTACCGCGACGGTCGGCCGCCGAAGTACCATTTTGTGACCCGCAAGCACATCGAGAAGGCCCAGAAGTGCGCCCAGACGCAGAAAATTTGGAGCGCGTGGTACGAGCAGATGGCCCTGAAGACGCTCTACCGCGACTGCTACGCACGCCGGGCCGTGGCGTTCGACCCGATGGTTGCCGACCGAGTGCAGCAGGCGATCGACCTGGACAACCTCAATATGGGCAACGACCCCCGGCGGGTCGAGCCCGACGCGATCGACAGCCTCCGCAAGCAGGCCCGTCTGGCACACCAGCAGCAGGAGGCCCCAGAAGACGCCCCGGAGCCCCCGGCGCCCGAAGAGGACCCCGAGCCGACCGAACAGCCCGGAGACGCTGAGGCGAGCCAGGAGGAACCGGAAGCGGGAGGAACGGAGTGGGTCTACGCCCACCTGGACCTGGGCAAGTTTCTCGACGACATCCCCCCGGGCTGGCGACACCAGCTTCGCGAATGCGATGATCCGGCCAAAGTGGAGTACCTCAAAGCCGCCGCCGGCCGGGACAAGCGGCTGACCGACAAGGCGGTCAAGGCGATCGTCGGGGCCTGCGACCGGATTCTGGCGGCAGAGATGGGAGGGTGAGACATGGCACACGCCCCACTCGATTCTGACATTCAAGACCTCAAAGACGAGAAGCGACGAGCAGAGACTCGTCTCAGGGAACTCCGCGGAAAACTCGAAGCCGCAGAAGCCGCGAAACTCGACGCCGAGCGCGACGTTCTGAAACCGCTTGCGATTCGTGCCCACGATCTGCTCTGCCAGTACAACCATACGGACGGATGCGGGTGGGGATACGAGAGCCAGGGAGGCCAGCACAACTGGCAGAGCCATGCCCACATTCGTTGGCTAGAAAAGGTTGTTCAGTGGACCGATACCCCCAAGTTCGGTGATCGTCTCACGCCAGAGAAGTTGGGCGAGATACTGGACATCATCGAGCAAGGCAAAAAGGCCCACCGTGACTTCCTGGTGATCGTGAGGAATATGTGACACAACCCAGCGGGGGCGTGGGGTGCAGAAGCCGGCCTATGGGCCGGTCGCGGTATCAACCGCAAGACGCCCCCGCTGGGGCTTTCCAACGTCAAACAACGAAGGAAAAGTTCCATGTTTTTCGTTACACGCGAACAACTGATTGCTCTGTTGGAATGCCAACGCACGCACGACGCTGCATGGCGGGAATTTCCCATGCTGTACGAGGACAAGCCCGACTTGCAAATGCACACCCTCGATATAGTCGCCGACATCGTCGGCGTGCCGGCAGACAACACGGTGGAAACGCAAGCCTGCGAAATTGCCAACGCCACCGGCGAGTGGCCGGAAGATGCCTATTGCCGAGACTGGGTATTCCACGACTGGGAATCGGTCGAGGATGGCAAACAGACCGCCGAGTGGTTTCTGCGCCAGCTTGAGGAAGAAGCAACTCGACACGCCGCGGGGTGACAGACAGCACGACCCCCGGCCGCTTTGATTTCCGTAGACCACTTTCAACCCAGGGAGAAGAACGATGGCGAAGAAGAAGCCCAGACAGACCCAGACAAGGATCGAGGGAACCTACGATCCGGTCCCCGAATCCTGCGAGGACGCCGCGCGTGAGTACGTCGATGCGCTCTACAACCGCATGGAGTGGCAGCGCACCGAAGACGAAGCCCGGCCCAAGCTGGTCGACGCCATGAAGGCGGCCGGCGTCGATGCCTTCGAGTGCGACGGCTACAACGTCGAACTGCGCCACATCAGCGACGACAAGATCAAGGTCAAGAAGGTCAAGGCAGCCAAGGCCGATGACTGAGCCTGAACCCACTCCCCGGTGCCCGTTCTGCGGGTCGAAGAAGACCTACGCGGAGGGGCATCGGAACTACTTCTGCATGTCCTGCAAGCGGGGCTTCGACGACGACCCCGACGAGGGCGGGGATTACTCCACGGACCCGACTCGGCGTATGGAGCAACTGGAGCGACGGAGGGCGCGACGATGATCTGCATCTACATCGTGGCCGGCTCGGCGCTGGCCGGGTTCGTGGCCGGCTGGATCACGAACTACGTGCTCTGGGCGTGGAGCGAGGGGTACGGACGCCGGAATCGTTCTTGACAGCCCGGCCGCGGCGCGGACAATGGCGGATGCCTTAACCAACACGGATGAAGGAATGGTCAGTCTACGAACAAACCCCCCGACCCAGTGGCCAGGGCGCTCCGCAAGGGCGTCCAAGGCGGCCCTTCACCGCCTGGCGACGACCACTGGGTCGGGGGGTTTCTTTGTGCGCGGAGGCTCTGCTATGGCTGCCGATTGGATCAAGATTGAGCACGGACTGCACACGAAGCCCGAAGTTCTCCAGCTTGCCGATCTTCTCGAAACCTCCGAAAACGAGGTAGTTGGCCTACTCGTCCGATTCTGGCTTTGGGCTGACGCGAATCTGTCCCCTGAATGTCCCACCGTCGTCGGGACAACATCAGGACTGAATCGGGTCGTCGGGCGGGACGGCTTTGCCGAAGCGATGGTATCGACAGGGTGGTTGATTGCCGACAACGGCTCGGTCTCGGTTCCGAACTACGACCACCATTTGTCGCAAAGTGCTAAACAGAGGGCACTTGAGGCGAAAAGGAAGCGAAAGCAACGTGCGAAAATGTCCCGAACTTGTCCCGGGACATCTGGGACAAAAGGTGGGACTAGAGAAGAGAAGAGAAGAGAAGAGAAGAAAGAACCCCCTAAGTCCCCCAAGGGGGATCAGTGGTTCGATGCGTTTTGGGCGTCGGTGCATCTCAAGGTTGGAAAGGCTAACGCGGAGAAGGCTTTCGCGAAGGCCGTCAAGCGCGTAGCCCAGGAACGGGAGTGTCTGATGCATGAAGCGGCCGAGCACATCGTCGAGCGAATGAAGGCGTTTGCCAGGACGCCGCAGGCCAACCCGGCTGACCACAGCCCGGTCCACCCGGCGACGTGGCTTAACGGTGGCCGGTACGACGACGACCCGGCAGCGTGGGGTCGCGGCGACCGCCAGCAGAGCCTTCCCCTGGACAACACCCCGCACCAGCCCACCCGGAGGTACGACTGATGGACGACGACCGGCTGCCACCGCAAGACATCGACGCTGAGAAGAGTGTGCTGGGTTCTGTCCTGGTTGACCCAACCTGCCTGGATGCCCTGGCTTTCCTAAAGCCCGAAGACTTCTACGCCGACGCCCATCAACGGCTCTACCGCCACCTGTCCGCGATGTACGACGAGGGCCGCAAGGTGGACCCGGTGATGGTGATCGACCGGCTACGGAGCGCCGGGGACCTGGAGGCGATCGGTGGACCGGCCTACATCGCCGAAGTGGCCGCGACCGTCCCCTACGCCAGCAACGCCGCCCACTACGCGAAGATCGTGAAGAACCGAGCCACCCGCCGGCGAATGATCGACGCCCTGGAAGTTGCCCGGGGGGAACTCTACAGCGACATCGGCTGCGACCCCGACAAGGTTGCCGACGCCGTTCAGCAGCAACTCACCGAAGCGGCCACCGGGGGGACGGACGGGAAGCCGATCCACGTATCCGCGGCGACCCTGGATTTCCTCGACCACGTCGACCGCATCATGGAAGGCAGCGAGCAGGCCGGCATGATGACCGGGCTGCCGCACTTCGATGAGCAGATCGGCGGCCTATTCGCCCGGGAGCTTGCCCTGGTGGCTGCCTGCACCGGGTTCGGCAAGACGGCGTTCGGCTGCCAGGTGGCTTACCACTTCGCCTCGCACGGCCGGGGGGTGGCCTACTTCTCCCTGGAAATGGCCGCCCGAGAACTCGCCCAGCGAATCCTGTGCTCGGAAGCCAACGTCAGCAGCCGGCTGATCCGCACGAACACGCTGAAGGCGACCGACCGGGAACGGCTTGTGTCGGCCTCGCAGCCAACCACCGAACTGCCGCTGTGGTTCAACGCCCAGTTCAACCTGACCACCCAGGAGATACATCGGTGGGTGAAGTGGCTGCAACGGGAGCGCGACATCAAGCTGGTCGTCGTCGACTACATCCAACGGCTGACTCCGACGGCGCCGCGTGGTTCGACCAGGGAACGAGAGGTGGCGTCCCTGAGCGACGGGCTGAAACGGCTGTCGGTCGACACGAACACGGCGGTCCTGGCCTTGTGCCAGTTGAACCGAGAGGCCGATAAGGAGCGGTTTCCGGCAACGCGGCACCTCAAGGAGTCCGGGGCGCTGGAGCAAGACGCCGATCTTGTGGCGTTCCTTTGGAAGTACGACTGGGATAAGACCGAGTCGGCGACCGAAGAGGCGGAAGCGGAGTCGCTGAAGGAAGGCCACCAGGATCATCCCTACAGCCGGATGCTGTACGTTCGCAAGAGCCGCAACGGCGAGGTGGGCGACTTCCCGCTGTCGTGGGTTCCGGCGCGAACGAAGTTCTACCGGCGTGGGGATTACCAGCCCGAGTACACGCCGCACCAGCAAGGGCCGCCGCCTGGTGCTCACGAAGAGTTTACCCCATACGCACAAGAGAGGATGGACTTTTGAACGGGACCAACACCCTTGCCGACCGAGCGGCAAACCCGACCGGCTATCAGAAGATCACATTCGACGACAAGCTGATCGTGATGCTGCGAAACGACCTCGACCGAGATCGAGCCATTCTGCTACTCCACCAGATTGCCGACCGGCTGGAGTTGGCCCGAGAACAGGAGTTGACGCGATGATCCAATTCACCGTGCCAGCAGTCCCCGTCGCCCAGCCAAGGCCCCGAGCCTGCATGGTCGGCAGCGGCAAGGGCGCACGCGCTGGCCTGATTGGTGCGTCAAGCAAACACCCGATCAACAGTTTCAAGGCGGCGGTAGCCCATGCCGCGGCCGAAGCGTACTCGGGGCCGCCGCTCGACTGCCCGCTGGTAATGCGCATCGTCGCCGTGTTTCCGAGGCCGAAGGCGAAACAGTGGAAAACTCGGCCGATGCCGCGGGAACCCTACATCGCGAAGAAGAACGATTGGGACAACGTCGGCAAGGGCGTCTGCGATGCGTTGAATCAGCGGGTGTTCGTTGACGACGGGCTCTTGTGGCGTGTCACGGTTGAACGATGGATTGCGGCCGGCGACGAACAACCGCACGTCGAGGTGACGATCGAAGCACTTGCCCCGGCCTAGCCGGAGGGAGAAGCCGATGAGTGAATATCCGAAATGTCAACACGGTATCGGTGATCCGAATGGGCTGGAGGAATGCCGAGAGTGCCGCATCGCGGAACTGGAGGGCGACGTCGAGCAACTCCGTAAGGCCCTTGACCATGAACACGAACAGAGAATCGAGGCGGCTGTCGAAGGCAGCCGATGGAAGGCGGAAGCGGAGCGGCTGAAGGCGCACGACCCCGAGGGATGGGCCGATTGTGCTTTGCACGAATACGAGCAGCGGGAAAAGATACAAACCCAACATGCTGCCGAAGTGGCCGAGTTTAACGCTGGCTGGGAGGCGGCCCAACGTGGCGAGCCCATGAGCAACGACCCCGAGCCGCCAGAAGATAATTGGCGGAATGGCTGGTGTGCGTTTCACGGGCTGAATCTACAGGCCGAAGTCGAGCGGCTGCGAGAGCACAACGCCGGGGCGTTGGGAGCACACCTGGCGGTGTCGGCAGAGCGGGACAAAGCGGTTGCCGAAGTCGAGCGGCTTCGCGGCATCTTCATTCCGTTGGCCCACAACATCGCCGCCGAACTAGACGGCGGCAACTACGACTATTTGGCCGAGGAGCTACGCGAAGCCGCCGAGAAGGGAGAAGCCGATGCCAACTGACCAAACCAACGGCCGCCTGGCATGTAGCTGGATGCGTGACCGCAAACCGCCCGAGCCCGAGCGGCCGAAGGTGGCGCTATGCGTGTGCGGGGGTACGCACCGCCCCGCTTTCGATCCGGCTGACGTTTCGTGGTACTGCCCGTCGTGCGGGCGCAACGGCCCCGATGGCGACCCAGACGCCGCGAAGTGGAACGCCGACCAGCGGGCGTTGCGGGAGCATGAGTTACTGCGGGCCTACTTGGCAACCGTTTGCGATCATGCCCCCGTTAGATGGCGCAAGTTCTTTGACAGGTTTGGCATCGAGCCATCATACCCGGCTGCCGTCAGCGTTCTCGCCCGCCTGGCCGAACTGGAAGAGGAGGCGATGGGATGAAAACCCCCAGGCGAATCTTCCTGCAACCTGACATGGGTGACGGCGAAGGCCGGACCTGGGCCGGCAACCGCGTAACCCCCGACGACGTGGAGTACGTGCGGGCCGATCAGGTTGCACGGCTGAAAAAGCACCCGAAACCCAAGGGAAAGCCGAAGCCATGACCCCACCTGTCCCGATCCCCGACTTCGCAATCCGCCGGTTCCAAGAGACGGGCGAGGTGGCGCTGGTGTGGCCGGTCGTGCCGCAGCCGCCGGAGTATGCGTTGCCGACTTCCTGGTGGAGCAGCGGCCAGACCCCGGTAGCGATTGAATTCGACCGCATTAGGTACGACTTTCCCGTCCGCCCCGGCGATGTGCTGGAGGTGAGGGGCAGTCCATACGGACGGTGCCCCCGCTGTAATGCTCTGGGGGAATTGCGTGAGCGGCGACCAAACGGGAACGATACGTGCCACAATGGGCACGTCTATCCCAGCCGTGACGCCAAACCTGACACGCTTCGCCTCCCCGTCGCCGCCGTCGATGCCAAGCGGTTCTCGGAAGTGACGGAAGAGAAACTGAGACAGGCGGGAGTCGGGAGTCTGATGCCAGAAATGCCCCAAGACCCAGGGGATGATTACCCAGACCCGTGGGAAGTGTTTGGTCACTGGTGGAACGAACAGCACGCCCACCTCGGCCCGGCGTACCTGGCTGAGGCTGACCCGTATCTGTGGATGATAACTTGCAAGGGAGGTGGGTGATGGACGATTTCAAGTGGGTAGGTATTTGCCTGTCCGTGCTTTTTGTGGGGGTGGGCGTTACTAAGTCGGTGGAAACGTACATGGACAGAGCCAGCGATCAGAAGGCAATGGAATTGGGCTACGAGCAGGTATGGGATGCTGAGGCCAAACAGGTCTTGTGGAAGCCGATAACCAAACCGCCCAAGGGGCCGGGGGGGTGATGCCACATGACTCCGCAGCCGGCCTTTAGCCCAGTACCGCGGAACTTGTAACGACGCCCGGCGGCGAAGCCGGGCACAAGACAAGGCCCCGTGGCATAATTCGAGGTCAAGCCAACGGGATGGACTGGCGGGACTACTTTCCGCTTGCCGCTGGCTCCGGGTTCGACTCCCGGCGGGGCTTACTTAAACCACTAGCAAGGGAGGCGAGTGATGAGTAGTTACGAACAGCAAGCCCGTGACCTGCTTGAACAGATGTGCGGTGCTTTTGAGTGGAACTACCCCCAACGGCTGACGGCCAGCGACGTGGTCGAACTAGCAAACATGCTTGCCGAACTCGCCCGCCTCCGCCAGCGGGTGGCCGAGTTGGAGGCGGAGTGCGATCGGTTGCGGGAAGACCTGGCAACCGCCAACGACGATTACAATCGCCAGTTCATTGGGAGAAGCAGAGCCGAAGATGCCCTGAAATTCGCCGTCGGGTTCCTGCGGGCGATGGCTTGTAAGGCCGTTGTCAATTGGGGCGATCTAGCAGGGATGGTTCGGCCGTATCCGATACCGCCGGATGGTGGACTCTACCGCCACTACGCCCGCCGGGTCCTCGACCGGATCGCGGAAATGCGGGAGGGAGGGCAGGGCGATGCCGACTGACCTATCAACCATCGACCCCACCACGCTCCAGCCCGGCCCGTCTACGGATGCCCTGGTTGCCGAGTTGCTGGGGTGGAAGAAATCCAAGCCGCCAAGTTATGTTGACAAACAGTGTCAACGGTGGATCACGCCGGACGGTGACTTGAGGTACATTGGCGGGTGCTTCATATATGCCAACTCGTTTCGCCCGAGCCGCGATCCGGACCACGCCGGGGAGTTGCGGAGGGCGGCGGTGGACTTCACGCTCTACTACATGCCGAAACTCGCTAGCGTAGGGTGTTATATCTGGCATGACGAAGACGGTAAAGCCTCGCACTCCGCTGCATCCCTGGAGGAAACCAACGGCGACAAGGCAGCAGCCGAGGCCCTCGCCGTCACCCGAGCGTTCGTCGCGGCGATGATTGCGGAGCAGGAGAAAAAGTGAAGAACCGGCAAATAGCCAACCTTGTCGACCAATCATGCGGTCACGCACGGCACGCATGTTATTTGTGCGCCGCAGAACCCGTCGAGGCAATCGTCGTGATGGGACCGAAGTGGTCGCAACTGGTTGGTCTTCCGCCCGAGGTAGGGTTGTACCTCGCCTTGTGCGGACGTTGCGAACGGGACTACCTGACTGAGGGACAGGCTATACTGACGGATGTATTCCTTCGTCGCCACCGCTGTAGGGTGGCCGAACTGAACTGATACCCCAAGGGAGAGGATTCGATGTCGGATGAAATTACCGTGGTGGCTCAGGTGTCCGTGGACAACAGCCCGTATGTGTACCGCGACACCAGTCAAAACTTCGAGCACGACCAGGCGACGGCCGGCGGAACCAAGGTCTGCATGGACGTGGGAACCAGCGAAGAGGACATCGACTTCGGCGACGTGGACGCCGGTTGGTGCAAGATCACGAACCTCGACGACGCCATCCCCATCCAGATCGGCAAGAAGGACGGATCGGGCAACATGCAGGCGATGATCGAGTGCCCGCCCCTGTCCGAGCAAATCTGCTACCGGCCTTCCGGCACGACCTGGAGGACTGCGGCGCCGACGGCCGCCACGCTTACGGCCCGGCTGATTATCGACGCCCACGATCGGTAGGACCATGCGAAAGCCGAGCGATCCGAAACTGGTGGAAGAGATGCGCCTGTTGGCCGTCGAGCACTTGAGCCGCTACGCGAGGTTTGACCTGAAGCGGTTCATGCGGTGGTTTGCCCGTCAGGCGGGCGATCGGCAGCGGTACTGGCTCGACCAGGGGATCGTCAAGGCGGCTCAGCAGGCACGCGAAGCGAAGAAGCGCAAGCAGCGCACTGTGCGGGATCGCGGCAGTGAACTCTACAACGACTTGAAGCGACACGAGGCCGTGTGCTTGACCAGCGACGGCCGCTACCTCAAGGGTTGGGACGACGTGATCGCTGAACACGAACGACGGATGGGAGAACCAAGGTGAACGGCAAAGGCTCAGCCCGACGCCCGTGCTTTGTCAGCGACGAGCAGTTCAAGGAGAACTGGGATGCTATCTTCACCCATTCCCCCCTGGCGGCCGACGTTCAACAACTGGCTTGCCCAACGGGACCTGAGCAACCTGACCCCGCAGCGGGCAGCCGAAATGGCCTTCTGCGACGGGTTCACCATCGGACACACGCTGGCCCAGAAGCAGCCGGCAGTGACGCCCGAGCAGATGAGGAAGGCACTCGATGAAGCCAAAGCAGGCCCCGAGCGAATGGCCGCCGAAATGGGCCGACCTCCCAGACCCGGAAACCCTGGAGCGGCTGAGCCACCCGGGCGCCAAGCCGCCGAGCAGGAAGAGGCAACTGGCCCGGATTCGACGGGAAATGGGGATTGACGATGCCGAAGAACACCAAAGTCCACAAGTTGGCCGATGCTTTGCGGAAGAAGGGGCACTCGAAGCAGTCGGCGATCAAGATTGCCCAGGCCAAGACCGGCCAGTCCTACAAGACGGGCCGGAAGACCAGGAAGAAGACACGCAAGTAACCGGGTGAGGCGTCCGAGCCCGTTAAACGGCGCGGCATCTTGGCTTCCAAGTTCACAAGATGCCCTGATTCATCCTCGCCAGCCCGCCCCCACTGGTGCCGATCGACGCCCGGGGGCACTTTTTTCACACCTTCAACCAAGGAGAGACGCGATGAAGAAGAAGCTCTACGAGTACGCCGTGCTGGTTCACCCGCGGGACTGCGACACCTGCCTGGACACCGAACTGGTCGTCGGCCCCGCCACGATGCTGGCCGCCAGCGAGCAGGAAGTTACCATCAAGGCCCACCGAGCAGTCCCGGGCGACAAGCTCCCCGAAGACCTGGGCCGCCTGGAGGTGCTCGTGCGGCCCTTTTGTGGCTGCTGCTCCTGAGTGGATCATCAGCGTCGACCCGGGGAACCCCGACTGTTGCGTGGCGATCCCAGCGGACTGGGGCGCAAAACCTGAAGACATCCCCGCTGGTTGGGCAAAGGTCGAAGCGACAGACTACAGCATCGACCGGCACGAGTACGACGCCGTCCTGTCCTGCAATCACACGATTAGCCGAAGCGTGGCTAGCTCGTACCCGCTCGCCCCGGAAGAACTACTCAACCGCAACCCATTCACGGTCGGGGCTATCGTCGAGTGCCACAAGTGCAAGGACCCCGACGACTGCCAGCGGACAATCGTGGATGTCGACAACGGCGGCGGCTACTACCGCTACCATCTCAGTTGCGGGCACAGGGAGTACGGCACCTCGCCCCCGCGGTCGCGGTACAGCACCATCAAGTGCTCGACTTGCAAGCTGAACCACTCACAACAGAAATGATCCCAACCAGCCTGATCCACTGGATACTCGATTCACCGCGGCTGCCCATGCCGGCAGGGCATGATGAAGTTGTCGGCGCCCCCCAGATAGAACCTAAACCGCCCAACCAGAAAGCATCCACCTACGGTTAGCGCCGCATCAATGTCCGCGGTGCTTTTGAAGCCCGTCCCGTCGCGAAATGACGGGGCGGGCTGCTTTTCCCAAGTGATCACCGCCACCACAGAGGGGTTCCGGTGACCGTAACCGACCTTCTTCGCAAGCATCTACTGGATTCGCTCGGCTACGCCCCACCGCGTCGCCGTGGCAAGCCTACTAGACCAGCAGACAGAACAGGTGACCGGGGATTTGGTGAAGGCTCGGAGGGAGCGGCCCAGGCGGGGGCGGTCTACCTTGAGGGAGGTTCTGGGAAAACAGGAAAGGACGTGACGATGAATGACCCACTGCGCGATTACGAAGCAGGAAGTCGTAGCAACGCAACCATAGCTGCAATAGCCAGTGCCCTGCGGTCTGCACGGCGGCTGATAGCTGACTTGGAATCGCAAGTACGTCAGCCCAACCCGGCCCGAGACATCGTCAACGAGTGCAACGACTTGCTGGCGGCGAAGGATGCTGAAATCGAGCGGCTGCGTGCCGGCCTGCGCGGCATCCGCCGGGAGTTCGGGCACATGAGCATCAACAACGGCACGTCGACGCTCGGGCTGTTCATCGACATGCTCGTGAACAACGACGTGGAAGCAGCAAAGGCGTTGGAAGCCGCCGAGGCCGACCGCAAGCTCGACCCGTGGGAACCGACAAACCCGTACTACAGAGACAGGGCACGAAAGGATGAGCCATGACCTTCCAAGAAGCCCGAGAACGCCGAACCTTTCCGCCGACGCCGGCAAAATGGTAGGACCGCCAAGATGCACCTTAGAACCATCACAGCATGGGCTCTGATAGCCGCCGGCTTCGCCTGCATCCTGGCTGGCGGTGCGTATCACCTCTTCTGCCGCCCCGAATGGACGCAGGCCCAGGCGTTCTGGAACCTGTGGTACTTGTGGCTCGCCGGCGTGACCCTGACGATCTTCGGTTCGTCCATGCAAAGCCGCGGGTAGATCGGCCTGAACCCCCAAAAAAGTTTCTTCTCCCTACCAGACAACGACTTATGACCCAAAATGGCCCACTTCTCACGGTTTTCTGATTGACACGAACCCCGAATCGGGGCTATCTTGCCCGTCGTTGGGCCACTGGAAAGGATAAACAGCGATTTTCACGGCCCCGAGCCGATCGAAAATAGCCCGCCTCCTTTTCAGTGGCATGAAATTCGGCGGGCTTCTTTTTCGCGCCCCTCCACGAAAAGAAGCCCAGCAACGACGCAAGGGTATTTATCGTGGAGGGGAGTCTCCGTGCGGATCACAACCAACACCAGCCACCAGAAGCAAAGCCCCACGGCCTCAGACGAGACCGTAGGGCTTTCTTTCTGCGCCGGCACCAACCCCTGACCAACACCATGCCACGAGACGACTGGGCAAAAGCCCGAAGAAAAGACGCCTCCAAGCAAGCAACCGCAGACGCGGCCAAGAAACGTCATGGCCAACGCCACGCCGCAAGGAAAAGAATCACCAAGTCTCTCGGACCACACACCAAACTCTGGTTCGGGAAACACAAAGGCCGCCCACTTTCCCAAATCCCCCGGCCTTACCTGGCTTGGCTGTCTCAACAGCCGGCCGCCTCTTCCTGGCGACTACAAATCCTCCAGAACTTCCTGCTGGAGACCTATCTCCCACAAACCTCCGGACAACCGGAAGAAAGGAACTCAAGAGTAAGCCCCTGTTAGGCAAACCCAGGCCAGCCGCAGGTTCCCCCAAACGAACAAACGGGAACCAAACAGTCGCCAAACCCTCTCGCGACCGGCCAAAGGGTCAAAAAGGCTCCGAGGAGCCTACCGCCAAGGCGAAAGCACAGCAACAATCCCCGATCCAACCAAGTGTGCGGAGTCGGTTTACCGAAATCCGGGGAACCTGGCCGCACAAAACCAAAGTCTCGGCAAGTCGCCCCACGATTGGCCAACGCCGAGCCGTCGCGAAGGAACCTGCCAACAAAGGCAGATTGGGGAGGTCAAAAAAACCTCCGTTTGGCTGCGACGATAAATAACACGCCGGGGAATAGGAAGGGAACCTCTGCGCGCCCGAACCACCTACACCTCCAAAAACCCACCTAAACCCTGCCGTGTTACCAACTTCCACTTCCGTAATATCCTACTCCAGGCAATCTGGGTAAGATGGGTAGCACCCTGGGAAATGCTCAAAAAGTCCGGGGAGGTAGCTACAATCTGTGACTTGGGGTGGGAAAAAGGGTGCTGCCCCGGGTGGGTTGGGCACGGGTTTGGCCGATACGCCTAGACGTTTCGATCCGACGCGGCCGGAATCCGGTGGCGCGTTCGCACGGAACTAATTTTCGCAGCGTTTCCTGTCTAAAACGTAAGCCGACTCACAGCCTAGACTTAGCCCAACCACTAATGGGGCGAATGGCCCAACAAGCCTACTTCTGAGGGGCATGATAACCTGGTTCGGTTCTGCCGGTTGTCCCGAATCCCAAGTGTCCACATAACGTGTAGTCGCGTAACGGAGGGGTTTACTTGACGTAACCGATTGTTGGGATATACTTGAGTGTATGACTTCGGGCGACTTGCCCGTGGTCCGTTCTTTGACAACCTATCCGAGTTTTCTGCCGATCGGCCGGCGAGTTTCAAGTTGAAACTGGTTGTTCTCGCCGATCGGTTCACCCGTAGCAAAGGGAGAGAGAGAATGAAAGCCGTAAGCGCGATGGTCGCGGAGTTCGGCAACTTGTCGCGGGCGAAGCAAGAGAAGGGTATCGTGGACCGGGAGTTGTCGAAGGACAAGGCCGACCGGAACCATACCCGCGAACAGTCGGCGGCTGTCTATGCTGCCCTCTTGCACGCGACGCGGAACCCGGCAGAACAGGGTGATTCGGCGGCTTTGTGTCGTCAGTCCCTATTCGCCCGACTGGCCGACAAGACTAAGAAGGACGGAAAAACCTTCTATACCTATGCAAAGCAAGGCTTCGCTATGGTGAAGGTTCCCCTTCTTGACCGCGACGGGATGACGGCGCAGCTACGCGAAGCTTGCCGGTTGCTGGAGTTCGACGACAAGGACTCCGACAATCCGGTGAGAGAGTGCAAGGCCGGCGCGTTGTCGAAGCTTTCCGGGTTCTTGGCCGACTGTGAGTCGGACAAGGACAAGGACGGTTCCGCGGCAGAGTTCCGCAAGATTGCGGAGACTGTCAAGCCGCGTGCGGGTCGTGAGCCGCGGACGGGTGGAACGGAAGCCCCGAAGGATTCGCCGAATCCGGTTGAGGGCGAACCCGGCTTGACTTCCCGCCCTGAAGGATTCGCCACGGACCCGTTTATCCGCATGCTGGCGAAAATGCGGGGCGATGCTGCCACCGATACCGTTTACAAGCTCTCCGAAGTGGTGGCAGGGCATGAGGAAGTGGAAGCGCTTATCATGTCGCAACTGGCAGCTATCCGTGATAGCTGGAGTACTTCGGTGGAGGGATTCGCCAAGTGGGAGTGGTTTGTGGATGCGGTCACGCATGAATGTTCCACACACTTCACCGAAGCGCGTCTGGAAGCGCTGCAGGAAGCCGAAGCCGCCAGCAAGGGTGAGGCGAAGCGCAAGGCCGAGAAGCTCCGCAAGGGCGGAGCTACTCCCCAGGAAGTCGAAGAAGCGCTTGCGGGCGCGGCATAGTCAACCTACCCCCTGCCCTACCTTGGGCAGGGGGTTTGCTTATGCGCTTTTCTGGAGTGTGCAAGCAAACCCCCTGTATTCTCGATTATTGTCAATTCTGTTTGACATACCCCCCTGCCGTGGTAGAATAGGGGTATCGTCGAACATGAGTGAGGCGGTTGTGAATTTTCAAGCGGCGCGCGGTTGTCCCGTCTGCCGCTTGCTCCCTTGGCAGCGATGCTAAGGTTTTCTTGTGCGCCGTGTTCGCGGGTTTGCGAACGGTCAAGCGGCGCGCGGCCCCGTAGCTTGGAGGGTGGAATCATGGCAGTTCTCAGACTGGTGCGGGTGTATTTCCGGCCGGAGGATCATCCGGCGGTGCGCCCGGGGATCATCGCCAAGACCTTGCGCGAATTTCCAGCGGCCGATGGTCTGGAGTTGCACGACGACTCGGACGTTGTGCGGATCATTGACCGGAAGGGTCGCGCGGTTTCCTGCGATGGCGAGCAGTATGTCGCGGTAATCAACCGGCGGCACGAATCGGACGGTCGCGGGTGTTTCGTGCCCGCGGCGCTGTACGGGTGAAGGGAGGCGTCATGGACTTTCCGATCTACAACCAGATTGTCGAATTGCCCGATGGGCGCTGGCAGGCGTTTTTGCAGTCGGCGTCGGGCGCAGTCCACCAGAAGCGCTTCCGGTTGCTGGAAGAGGCGCAAGCGTGGGCGAAACACCGGGCTTTGACCGCTCTGCCGCGGGAAAACTGGGTGAGCGAGATCATTTCCCTGGACGCCGCGCTCTTCTGCCGCGGCTACCTGATCTTCTAGCGCGGCCCGCGTGTGGCCGCGTTTCTGTTTCCTGTCCCCCGTAGCTCTATTGGAGGGTGTAGCGATGAAACGCTGGAATGTGATGCAGTTTCGGGCTTCGGCGATGTCCTGGTTCTGGGTGGATCAGGTCGAAGCCCGCAGCCCGCGTGAAGCGGCGAGGATCGCCCGCGCGAAGCATCCGGGCCTGGGGCTGCTCGTGAAAGTGGTGGCGACCGATCTGGTGGCCGAGCCGGTTCGGGTGGCTGGCTGACGACCTGGCCGTGAGGGGCTCGGCATCGCGCTGAGCCCCGATCGGGCTGGCCGTTGGTGCGGCTGGTTGCTGTTTTCCTGTAGCCCTGGAGGATGAAGTTATGGCGAAATTGGACCTGGACGAAATCATGGCGGCGTGCGAATCGGGCGACAACATGGGCTTTTGCACGGCCTGCGGGGCCGAAGCCTACGGCGTGGAACCGGACGCCCGCCGTTACGAGTGCGAAGAGTGCGGCGCCCGGGCGGTGTACGGGGCCGAAGAGTTGCTGATCGGTTGCATCTGACGTGCGACCCGGCCGTGAGGGCTTCGCTTTGCCGAACGGTGAAGCGGAGCCCGACCGGGCGGGCCGGCGGCGTGCTGGCCCTCGGTGTTTCCCGTAGCAAGGGAGGATGTTCTCTATGACACGCAAGGCCAAGGTTCTCTACGTGTTCCTGGCCGACGATGAGTGGGGCAACTTCGCGATGGAGCAGGTTGCCCAGGTCGCGTTCCACAAGTATCCGTGGCTGGACGCCGTGCATGTGTACAAGCACGGCGGCTGGTGGCTGATGTGGGACCGCGATCTAAACATCGTCGGTACGGCGAACGACATGGCCCGGATGAGCGAAGCCGCGAACGAGTTCTGGCGTGCCTATCCCGACTACGAGATTGTGGCGACCGTTCGCCGCGATCAGCCTGGTTGGGAGTGGCCCGAACTGAACCGTCGAGCGGAGCGCGAACGAGAGGGGGTGGCCGCATGAGAGTCGCCCTCGAAGTGAACGTAATGCGGCTTCGGTTCGACCCGGTGATGAATCGCCCGACGCTGTTCGTGTGCCTCACCCTCATCTGGTGGACGTTCTGGTTCCAGTGGTGGGACACGGAGCGATGCCGGGACAAGCGGATTCTTTGGCGCAGTTGGGACCGGCTCATGTGCGCCACTGGAGGGGTGCATGTTCATCGAAGCAGCGTATGAACGACCGGACCCGCGCGCCGAGTGCGCTGCCCGCATGGCCCGCAACGGGTCGCATCTGGGCAAGCCGGCGAACAACGAGTCGGCCGATTACTACTGCGTGGACGGGAAGGTGTGGCTGATTACGCCGGAGCGATCCGTGCTGTTGGGCTGCTACTTCCTGTTTATGAACGAAGTGCGGCTCGGGATTCGAGCCGTCTCGCCGCCTGGAGACTGAGACCTGCGCTGCCGACCCGGCGTGCCGCTCCGGTCCCCCGACCGAGGCGGCGCAGCGGGCCGATGGGCGGTTCGCGTGTCACCTGTAGCGAAAGGATGAATCCATGCAAGCGTACCTCAAGCCCGGCAGCGGGTACTGGGACATCACGGTTCTCGGTATCGGCGGGCACTTCCGGCGGGTCGGCGAGAACCGGATGCCGGTTCACGACATCGAGGTGATCCCGAAGTGGCGCGGCGTAGACCGCAAGGCGATCACCGACGACGGCCGAAAGGTGGCTTTCCAGTCTTACCTGCTGGAGGAGGTTGCCGATGAGCATTGACTGGGAGCAGATCGAACAGGAGGACCGGCTGTGGCCGTGGTTGGCCGATGGGTCGATGGGCGATGAAACCTGCGATCCATCGTTCGACGACCTCTACGGCGATCCCGAGCCTTACTACTTCTGCGATTCGTGCGACTGCGGCTTGTCGGACGATGAAGCGGAGGGCGACAAGTGCCCCGAGTGCGGGGCGGTGTTCGACAACGAGAACCCGCTGGTGACGAACGGAGGATGAAATGATCTACTTTTGCATCCGTGGAGTTCGATGCAATCCCAAAACCCGATGCAACTGGATTCCGGCCAGTTGCCTGGAGCGATCTGCGCGATGGACTCACTACGCCCATTCCTACAGGGCGTGGACCTATGCCCCATGCGAAACGACACGAGCGGCGATCTTCGGATAGCCGACCCGGCCCCGAGGCGTCTTAGAACGATCTAAGGCGCCGAGGGAGCGGGCCGACCCGCGAACCGGGCCACCGGGTTGACAGGTGGCAACGATCGAACGCCCTATGGGCAGGAGACGCAGCGATGGCACGGTATCGGATGGACGACGGCAGCGTGGTGGACACCGACAGGGCCACGCAGTCGTGGGAGGAGGAGACCGATTGGGACGGTAGGAACCACATCAGCCGGGCGACCGGCTCGCAGTGGGACCACGAGACCCTGTATCGGTCCCGTAAGGGGCGGTACTACGTCGAGCACACCTCCCAGTGGCAGGGCAGCCGGCCGCACGTCGAGTGGCTCAGCCCCGAAGCGGCGGCCCGGTGGCTGCTGCTGATGGACGAGGAACTGCCGGAGGACCTGGCGCAGTACGCCGACGAGATCATCGAGTAGCGCGACCCGGCCCCGACCCCTCCGGTGTGAGCGGAGGGGAAGGGAGCGGGCCGACTGAGAGCCCGCGTTCCTGTAGCAAGGGAGGATGAGCGAATGGAAACGAAGACGCGGCGGGTCCGCATCGTGCAAGACTGCGATGCCGACAGCCCGCGGACCTGGGACAACATGGGCGTCATGGCCTGCTGGCACAGCCGGTACACCCTTGGCGACGAACAGCCGAAGGTGGACTCCGGCGAGTGGCTGCGCGACCTGGCTGTCGAAGCCTGCCCCCGGCTCGGTGAAATCATCGAGTATTGGGAGAACGAGGGCTGGGACTGGTTGCAGTCGAAGCTCGGCACGTACAGTGAGGCCGACCAAGCGATCATTCCCCACCTCGACGACCTCATCGGTCGTGTGCTGGTCAAGCATTTCGTGATCCTGCCGCTGTACCTGTACGATCACAGTGGCATCACGATGAACGTGGGCGGGTTTTCCTGCCCGTGGGACAGTGGCCAAGTGGGCTACATCGTGTGTTCGCTCTCGAAAGCCCTGGAGTGCTGGCTTCTCTCGGAGGGCGATTGGGATACCGAGGTCGAGTACACCGATGGGCCGGTCACTCTGCGGGAAGGGACCACGCGCAACCTCAAGTGCGAAGTGGAGACCTACGCCCAGTTCCTCGAAGGCAACGTGTACGGGTTCATCGTGGAAGAGTGCGAAGAGTGCGACTGCTGCGGTCACGCCGAGTGGGAGCACGTCGATTCGTGCTTCGGCTTCTACGGCTACGACCCCGAAGAGAACGGCATGGCGGATCATCTCGACGATGATCTGCTGGAGATGGCCAAGGACGCGGAACCCGAGTATCGGAGATACTGACCCATGAAGCAGAACCCACCCAACGCCCGGTTCTGGGTGTACCTCAACGGCAGCCCGGTCAAGCTGACGCTTCGGCCGGGCGCGGAGTTGCACCACTACTGGGGTGAGCCGAACGACGAGGGCGGCTGGTCGAGCGCGGCGCATCGCTGGGAGTACGTGGTCAACGACCCGGACTTCCCGCCGCATGTGCTGCGAGAGTGTACCATTGACGGCCGCGATTGCGACGGTCGTTTGACGCAACACTACGACTCGGTATGCTCGGTGGAAGACCTGGCGGCCCACGTTGTCGAGGGGGCCGAGTACAAGGACTTTCACGACGGGCGGGAGATTTGCTACCCGAAGTGGGAGCGGACGACCGCTTGGAACCGCGACGAGTTCGCGGAAGCGATGGGGTACTAACGGGCCGCGTGGCCCTTTCTTTCCTGTAGCATGAGGACCAATGCAAATGGACAACCAATGGTGTGTGCTGGTCAAGAACGACCCTATCGTGTCGGTCGGCCAGTCTGTCGCCGGTCCCTTTGACTCGGCTGGCAAAGCAGAAGGGTGGATCGCGGAGGACTTGGACATCAACAATGATGTGCGGGACAACTACCTCATTCTGCCTTTCTTCGATACGCGGGACGACTGATCGTTACTACTTTTCCTGTAGCATGAGGAGGATGAAGAATGAGCAAAGTGACCGAGGCGATTGATCGGCTCGCAGAAACCCCGAGCCGACCGGCCGACGAGTTCTGGACTCACGAGCAGGCCCAGGCTTCGATCAACGAGTTCTGGGAGGTGCGAACCGACAAGTCGATGAGCGAGGATTCGCGGGCCGAGCGGTGCGCGGAGATCATCGCTAGCTCGAAGCCGATTCGGAACGTGTCAGAGAACGACAGCGGCAACACGGTGGTCCGCTCGAACGCCGATTCGCTGGGGGTATCCCACGAGCGGTACGTGTTCGACTTCGACGACGACTTTCGAGCGGCCGGGTGGTTGCAGTTCGACACGAACCAGGACGCCTGGTACTTCGGCGTGTGGGTCAATCCCAAGACCTTTCAGACATTGACCTACGCGGAGGGCGACGTGACGCTGGTATTGTGCCGCGATGCCGAGCACTACAACGCCGAGATTCGTGATGCGTGCGATTTCTACGGCGAGGGGTTTCAATTCTTGGAGTGCAACATGGAAGGTCTGCAAAGCGTGCTGCTGGGAACGCATGACCGAGACGCTTCGGTTGTGGCCCATCGTCAGCAGCGGGAGAAGTTCCTGGTTTCGTAACACCCCACCACGAACCCGCCCTCGCAAGGGGGCGGGCTGTTGTGCGGTGTTTCTTCTCACCTCGTAATACGAAGGAGGATGTGATGCACAGACAAGCCGTTAAGCGATTGCGAGACCAGATTCAAGCCATGTTTGACGCGGCCGACCTTGGGGGCTACCACGTTACTGTTGGCAACGCAACGTATTGCGACAACAACGCGACGTTCAAGGTGGAGTTCGCCGAGAAGGCCGCCGATGGGACTGTGTTGACAAAGGACGCGATCGCCTTCAAGGAGTTGTGTAGCCTGCACGGGCTGTCCGCAGACGACCTGGGGAGGGACTTCACCTGCCAGGGAAGGACCTTCAAGATTGCCGGTCTGAAACCTCGGGCGACGAAACGCCCGATTCTTTGCGACGGCGACGACGGCAAGCAATACAGCTTTCCGGCAAAGGCCGTCATCATGGGTCTTAAGAAATGAAATCCATTCTCAGCCTATGCGACCTGTCGGGCTCGTGGAGCTTGCCATACGTCGAGGCGGGCTACGAGGTCGTGCAGGTGGATGTGCTGCATCCTTCAGGGTGCAGGAAGGTGGCCCCCAACGTGTGGCGTGTCGGGTGTGATCTTCTCGACGTTACGCAACAGACATGGTATCGGGGTTTACCATTTCATGGAGTTCTCGCAGCGCCGCCGTGTACTTGCTTCTGTCGGCCGGCGGCTCGATGGTGGGCACGGCAGGATGCCGAGGGGAAAACGGATCGAGACGTGGCGCTTATCCGTCGATGCCTCGACTTGTGCCAAACTGCCACCGCATGGTGGGCACTGGAAAATCCACCGGGTCGGGCACCGAAACTCATACCGGAACTAGGTCGTCCAGCCTGGCAATTTCACCCGTGGCACTACGGAGACCCGTGGCGCAAGCAGACCTACATTTGGGGCACGGCAGTCAAACCTCCCCCGACCGTAACTACTGAACCGCCGCGGCTAACGTACCGGACGCCTAATGGGAGACTGCAAGGACGCATTTCCAGAATGTCCTCTTCATGGCAAAACCAACGCAGCGAGACTCCGGCAGGATTCGCCCGCGCGTTTTGTCTTGCAAACCCTTAGTCCCTAACCACAGCAAGGAGACCTTGCCCATGAGTGAAACCACAGTGACCCTTCCCAGTCACGCCGAGATCGAAGCCCTGATCGAAGCGGCCGGCGATCGCATCAACGGACTGACGTTCGTTGAAGAGTATGTGATCGAAGACTACCCGATCAGCTTCCGCGACCGCGGCCGATGCTACATGGCCGTGGAGTTCAAGTCGAAGAAGGGCTGGCGTACCGTGAAGCGGACGACCAACCGGCGCGGGACGTGGTGCAAGCCGAAGTCCTGCACCTACGACGGGCTGCCGATCGCCGTCGTCACCGGGGAGGACATCGAGAAGGAAGCCGCCTGGCTGCGTGTCAGCAGCCACGGCCAAGCGGCGATCTACCTGCAAGCGGCCAACGGGGACTGCGAGGACGTGATCCTGCGGCGCCCCGATGGGATTCCTGGCATGCAGCCCCGGCGCGAGCCGCATCGGTATTCGATGAAGGTCGAGCGGTTTACGTTCGGCGACGACCACAAGGAGTCCGAGGTCGAACACCACGAGTTCCCGGCCGACCCGCCGGAAGTGTGCGATGCCTACGACGTGTGGGTCGATGGCCTCACGCGGCTGGTCAAGCTGGTGAAGCAGAAGATGCCGCAGGCGGTGTCGAGCACCGCCTGAGTTGACATACCCCCTTGCGGGTGTATAAAGCAGACAACTCCTTTGCTACGGGGAGTGGCGGCGGTCGGGCTTGACACCCCCTTGCCGGCCTTGGCCGGGGCCGCCGCCTTTTTCTTCCCTCCCCAGAAGCGGGGGCATCTTGCCTATCTTAACCCTAAAGTGGCTGTTTTTCGTCCGATGTACTTTGGGTGGCTCGGGAATCGCCTTGACCCTCATCCCGAGTTTTCCCCTGCGGTAGCTTGCGAGCTTTTCGCAAGGCGTCGACGTTCCCCTGCCTGCCGGCCATCGCAGGGTTCTTCCCGAGCCGGTACGGGTAGAGGGGGCACAAACCAGACTGGGTTCCGTCACACGGGCACAGCTTGACCTCGTTGGACGAGCCACAGCAGCAGTCGAGGCACTTGGCACGGATCGCCTTGATGGGAGTCAGTCGCTTCATCGGGTAGTTCTCCTGGGGCAACGGGAAAGTGGACTGCCATAGGGTAACGCACCCGCCGTTTTGGGTACAAGATCAGTTTTCTCTTTTCAGTGGAGGATGAGCGATGATTACCATTCGCAACGCCAACAGTTCCTACGGCATGGCCGTGGACTTCACCGCCGAAGACCTGCCCTCGGCCGTGGCTGAAATGCAGGACACGATCCGCATGTGCGGTGAGGAGTTCGCCGACGTGGTCGTGACCGAGGATGACTACGAGATCGTGGAGTCGCACGAAGCGAAGCACACACCGGGACCGTGGAAAGCCGAACACGACAACTACGGCGACGAAATTTGGTACGGCGGCAACGCTTGCGGGATGTGGACAATCCGCGGTCCTAATGGTTGCTACATGGCATCCTGCGACAACGGGAGCGAAGCCGAACGCGCTCGATGCGAAGCTGACGCCCGGCTGATCGCGGCCGCGCCGGAGTTGCTGGCCGTCTTGCGAGAGTTTGTCCCCCCAGGATCGGCAGCCCACGACCCCACCTGCCCCCGCGTCCGGCACGGGGATTACGAGTCGTGCAACTGCCGCGCTGGCCGTGCCCGCGCCGCCATCGCCAAGGCCGAGGGCAACCACTAACCAACCACCCGGAGAAGTAGAATGGAAGCAAACACTCCACCAACCACGATGGACCGGACCATGCCATTCGACAAGAAGAGCCGCAAGATGTGGCTCACCCCGGAAGCCTACATGGGGCTTCAAACCGCAGCGATCCGGCAGGCAACACTACGCCATGCCATCACGCTGGCAGAGAACACCGTAACCAACTTCGAGCGGCTATCGAAATGCCGCGGCAGCATCAACCCCGACGAAGCGCTGGACTTGCTGCGGTCCATCGTCGCTCGCTTCGCCGACATTCTGGAAGGAGGTGAGGAGGATGAGTGAGATTCGCTTGTATGGGCACACCACCGACGGCGGCGCACAGTATTTGTGCGATCAGTTCGTCGAGTGCCCCAACGGAGAACGGGAGGGAGTATTTCAGGGCTCCAACATTATCGTCAGGCTGGACGGCGAGCCGGAGGTCATGCTTCGGGGTGAATATGCCTCCGCATCTTTAGACAGGAGGATGAACCTTGCGACTGATCGGTCAGGCTAAGGGTGGCTTCTACGCAGCCGCCCCGGAGGCGATCGCCGAAGTCCTCACAAGACTCAGGCGACCGCCCGACGACCAACCCTGTACCCTCATCGACCCGTGTGCCGGCGAAGCTGCCGCCCTGTTGCAGCTTGCCGAAGGGCTCAACGCCGAACCCTACGGGATCGAACTCTCAGAAGACCGGGCTTCGGAGGTGGCCCGCTTGCTCCCCGAGGGGCAGTTCATCGCCCCCGCCGACCTCCTGGGCTGCGTGATCCAGTCCAGGTGCTTCTCGTTCGTGTGGTGTAATCCCCCCTACGATTACGCCACCGGGAGTCTCGGCCGAGTCGAGTGGCATTTTCTGGACAAGTGCCTGCCGCTGCTGGTCGACCACGGGATCATGGCCCTGGCCTGCCCCGAGTCGGTCGCCGACAAGCACGAGACTCAGGTGTGGTTCGAGACCTACTGCGAGGACGTGTCGTGCTTCCCCTACCCCGAGGACGTTCGCCACTTCAACGAAATGGTGATCGTGGGACGGAAGCGGGAAGCGGTCAACCCGCGACCGCAGACGTGGAACGCCCGCCGAGAGTGGCGGGAACGGCACCTCGTCTACGATCTTCCACCAGGCAGACGGCCCGAGACGTTCATCAAGAACGAACCGACCGACGCCGAAGTGATCCGCATGCTGGCGGATAGCCCGCTGCAACCGAAGCCGATCCGTAACATCGACCGCCGCCCCCGGCCACCGATGAGTCCTGGCGAAGGACACCAGGCCATGCTGCTGGCGTCGGGGTTCCTCAGCGGTCTGATCTGCCCACCCGATGAACCGCCCCATGTGATCCGGGGCCTTGCCAGAAAGGAGAAGTTCCTACGGGAGCAAACCGAAGAGGAAAACAAGGATGGTAGCGTGACCACGCGAACGGTCTACAGTGAGAAGATCAACCTCGTTGTTCGCACGGTAGACTCGTTCGGAAACCTCGTAACCCTTGGGGAGGATGATGATGAAGCGAGTGGACACACTGAAGACGGGGGATAAGGTAGACCTCGACTCCTGCCCGTTTCTCCATGACGAACCGGCAGCCGAGTTCGAGTATGCCGTAGTTGGGGAGATTCGCCCAGAAGGCCCCGTGCTTGTCGTGGACTACGACAATCTTGGGTTGTGCTGCGCGTATCACCCTGAGCAATTACTGGAGGTGGCCGATGATAGCAGCACCACCGATGAGTGAACCGGAGACGGACAACACCCTCGCCAGGCTCAGGGCCACGTCGGAGAACTCCCGGTTCACCGTCAAGGTCGAGTCGGCCGCGTGGCATCACAAGTATTACTACGAACCCCGGCGGCTGCTGACGCTCTCCTGCGTCGGCTCGGACACCGCCATCAAAGCCATCCGGGCCATGTTGTTGGACCCGGAGATTCCCGTGCGGCTCGACTTCTGGGACGACGACGCCGACCGCACCACCATGCTCGCCAAGGCGTCCGAGAACGGAGGCCGGAAGCTGTGCAAGTACGCCACCCGGGTCGCCCGGCTGGCACGCGGGGCAACCCACTTGGTTGCCACAGCGAAGATGGATGGTCTACTGCGTGAACTCTCCGACGATGCCCTCTGGCTGGCGTTCAGCGGAGACGACTTCGATACCCCGGTCCTGCGTGGCTGGGTGCCGTGGCTTCGCAAGAAGCTGGAAGAGAACGACCTGTTGCAATCCTGCGATGGGTACAACCAATCCGTCGGCGTCCTGCTGGCCAGCAGCGCTCAACTCGATGAGCTTGTGTCCCGCGGGGTGAAGACGGGGAACCTCAAGATGGAGGATGAGTGAATGGCAACACGAAGCGCTGACGGATACCAACTTTTCTACGGGGCGTTCGTCTACATCCGGGTTGGCGGCGAGTATCCCCCTGGCAGGTATCGCGCAAGTTCCATGAAGATCGCGTCGATCAACCCAAACCGACGCAAGAGCCTGCGTTTAGAGCCGCCCCCGGATTCTGGCAGGACAAAGGGCTGCTGGCGATCACCCGACGAGGTGTACCGCAACGGAGACGTTGCCAGGGGGCTGAGGCCCAATGGTTCACAGCGACAGGAGGATGCCCATGCAAGCTAAGACACTCGACGACTACCTCGCCCGCTACGGCGGTCTCATCGCCGCCAAGACGGCCGAGGCGTTCGTGCCACTCCACGTCCCCAGCCGGGACAAACCCTGGCACGTCGAACTGGAACGTGCCCCCTTCGGCGCCCAAGCCCACGCCATGACGGCCATCGCCAAGGCGTGGGACAAGCGGAAAAGCATCATGCTGATCGCCGAGATGGGGACCGGCAAGACGCTCATGGGAATTGCCGCCGCCCACATGCACGCTCGGGGCAAGCCCTACCGGGCCATCGTCATGGCACCGGATCACCTGCCCAAGAAGTGGTGCCGGGAAATCCAAGAGACGATTCCCGGGGCGACGACCAGGATCATCAAGACCTGGAAGGATGTCGTCCGCATGACAACCGACCCGCCCACCGGGTCCGAGTGGGTTGTGATCGGCCGCAACAAGGCCAAGCTGGGGGCCAAGTGGAAGGCCGCCTACTGGAAGGCCAAGGCGTGCTTCAAGTGGGAAGGAACCCGCTACCAGCCCGAGACTCTGCGTTGCCCGTCCTGCGGTGCCCCGCTCATCAAGAAGATCGAGGAAGATGGACGGACATCGTTTTGGGAAGTCGCCGAACTGGACAAGACCAAGCGGGCTTGCCGGGACTGCGGCGGCGCCCTCTGGCAGTACCACGGCGAACTGCGGCGCTGGGCTCCGGCGCAGTACATCCACAAGCACCGGAAGAACTACTTCGACTACTTCGTGCTTGATGAGTGCCACGAGGAGAAGGGGGAGAACACTGCCCAGGGCCTTGCCGCCGGAAGCCTGGCCGCTGCCTGCAAGCGGGTGATCGCCCTGACCGGGACGCTCATCGGAGGGTACGCCCACCACATCCGGCCCCTGCTGTTCCGCCTCGCCCCGCACTCCCTGGTCGAAGAAGGACTGGGATGGAAGGACTCGACGGAGTTTAATCGGCGCTATGGCCGCCTGGACACGATCATCACCCAGAAGGACGGTACCGTGGTAAGCAACCGGCAGTCCCGTGGGTCCAAACGGAACAAGGACGAGAAGGTACGGCCCGGGGTGATGCCCACGCTCTACGGCCGACACCTGATCGACAACACCGTGTTCCTGTCGCTGTCCGAGGTGGCCGCCGGTCTGCCGGGGCTGCACGAGGACGCCATCGCCGTGCCCTTGCCGCCCGACCTGGAAGGGGCCTACAAGGTGGTCGAGGACGATCTCAAGGAAGAGGTCAAGCGGATGATGCGGAAGCGAAACACCCGCCTGCTGGGGACGATGCTGCAAACCCTGCTGGCTTACCCAGATTACCCATACGACTGGAAGGAGATCGGCTACTACGACAAGGACGAGGACTCGGGCACGATGCGGTGGGTCGGCGTGACCACGCCCCTGAACTTCCCCAAGTCCCGAAGCTACGATCCGAAGGAAATGAAGCTGCTGGAAATGGTGAAGGAAGCCAAGGCCAACGGGCATCAAACCTGGGTGTACGTCCAGTTCACCGACAAGCGGCCCGTGCCCGACCGGCTGCTGGCGATGTTCGAGAAGCACGGCATCAAGGCGAAGTGGCTCAAGTCGTCCGTCCAGTTGGCCAAGCGGGAGGACTGGATCACCGAACACGGCAAGGACGTGGACGTGGTGATCTCCCACCCGAAGCTGGTGGAGACCGGGCTGGACCTGTTCGACAAGGGAGGCGGCCACAACTTCTCCACGCTGATCTTCTACGAGACCGGCTACGCCCTGTTCACCCTCCGGCAGGCGGCACGCCGGGCATGGAGAATCGGGCAGCGGCGCAACTGCAAGACCTACTACCTCTACTACCAGAACACCATGCAGGAACGGGCGATGGAACTGATGGGCAAGAAGCTCACCGCCTCGCTCGCCCTGGAAGGACAGTTCTCCGAGGAAGGGCTGGCCGCCATGACCGAAGACTCCGGCTCGGTGGAAATGGAATTGGCCAAGTCGCTGTCGAACAACCTGGAGTTCGGAGAGACCCAGCGGGTGTGGGAGAAGGCGGGCCAGGCAGCCAGGAGAAGCAACGTCACCCCGCAGTCTCTACGCAAGGCCAGGGAAAGGCTGCGCAAACGAAGAAAGTCGTTGACACAAGCCAACGGCAATGGACAATTACCACCACCTGCACCACCGGGGGACGACGAGGAACTCTCTGCCGCCGATCGCCTTCGCCGCCGACTGAAGCGCCGCAAAGTCAACTGCTTCGCTTCCTAACACACGGAGGACCAGGACCATGCCATACGCAAGCGTCGACCCGGAAATACTCACCCCGAACCAGACCGTGTACTTCGACCCAGCCTGCCCCCACCGTGAATGGAGAAAGCAACGGCTGTGGCTCGTGGAGGACTACAAGGCGAAGAACATCGTCAAACTCTACATCGAACGGATCAACCTGCCCTACGTTCTCGGGCTCCGCAAGCGGCTTCGCAAGTTCGTGACCGTCGTTGTGGACACCCGAGTCTGCCAACTCTTGCAAAAGGAGGATGAGTAGATGCCCCAAATCTACGGCTACGCACGAGCAAGCACGAAGAAGCAAGAGGACTCGCCGACCGTGCAGGCCGACAAGATCGTGGCCAGGGCCACGCAACTGATCGAGGACGACCCCACGCTGTCGCCCCTGGACCCCGAAGAACACATCGCCTCCGAACACAAGTCGGCCGACCGAATCTCATGGGAAGACCGACCGGCCTTTCAGTCGCTCATGCGGACGATCGAAGAAGGAGACGTGCTGATCGTCACCCACTACGATCGCCTCGACCGCAACCCGCTACGGTTCATCGCCTGCCTTGCCGAGCTACAAAGGAAGAAGATCAGGCTGATCCTGCTGAACTGCGACTTTATGATGCTCAACAAGGAGTTCGATCTGGACGATGCCCAGTGCGTGTTCCTCGCCTTCCAGTGGGCCTTGTTTCTGAAGATGTGGTCCGACTACAACAGGCAGCGCCTCCTCGACATGAACGTCTGGCTGAAAAAACAAGGGCGGTGCCGAGGGCGAGTGCCGTTCGGCATGGTGGCCTACAAGAAAACGGACGGCAAATACTACCTCCGCTGGGACAAGCAGCAATGCACCTACATGCTGGAACTCTACAACCGAATCCAGTGTGGCGAGACGTTCATTGAAATCGGACACGACTGGCACCAACGCGGGCTCACTCGCCAGCGAGTTCCCGGGGGTGAACCGGAGCCCTGGGTGGCACGCAACTCCCGCTGCGACCGGAACAACCCGAAGTGGCAGCCCCACGCCCACCGGATAAAGGACGCCTACAAGCGAGCCGCCAAGATGATCGAAGAAGAGGGCATGGTCGGCTGCGTGCCCTACGATCCTACCGTGGGAGTTGAGTACGCATGTTCTGCAACTCCTTGATTCGCTGCAATCGCTGCAACGTGCTGGGCATCGCGTCGGCCCGCAGGTGCTTCGGAACGTACATCTGCTCGTACTGCCGCACCGTCTCGTCCTGTTCCAGTTCCGCTTCCTGGGCGTTGATCGCGTCGATCAGTCTCCACTTGGCCGGGTTGTAGGTCGAGAACCGCAACCCGGTCAAGATTTTGACCGCCCGCAAGGCCGGGTGCGTGTCCTTGTCGACGTACTTGCCGACTTCCCCGATCGCGCGGGACCACGGGCCGACGCCCTCCAGCCGCCGCAAGACGGCCGGCATCTGCGACCCGGTGAGTTCCTTGTAGTACGGGGCCAGCCGGCTGCGAAGGTGCTTGAGTTCACGGCCGCTGTACGCCTGCCGACCGGACGGGAACTCGTAAAGCAACGCCGTGGCCAACGGGTTGAAGTTGCTGATGAAACTCTCGCCCGTCCTGCGAGCCGTCTCCGTCAGGCTGCCACGCAGCTTGAGCATGTTGAGGTCTTCGGTCGGCAGCCCGAGCGACGTGAGGTAGGACATCGCACGGTTGTTGCCGAGCACCGGGAACCCGCCACGCTCTCGCAGAAACGCCGGCGTCCACCCGGAGCGGTTGCCCTCCCGCTGCGGGTAGGTGGTCGCCAGGATCGCCTGTCCCTTGGGGCCGAACGGACGCTCGAACACCTTGCGCAACGTGTGCGGTACGCTCTTGCGGAGCCACGAGTAGAACAGCAAGCCACGCCGGCCAACCAACTTCTCGGCCTTGGCCAAGTCCCGGTAGTTGAAGTGCGTCTTGTTGACGATCTGAGACGCATGCCCCACCGAATAGCCCGCCTTGCGCAGGCCCTCGAAGTAGCCCGCCCGCAGAATGAACTCGGTTACGTTGTTCAGGTTCTCGCCCCACTCGGCCGTCCACGACAACGGAACCTTCTCGCCCGGCTTGACCTTGGTGGGATGCTTGTACCAGCCACGCACGGCAAACGGGTTCCACGCCTTGCCCTCGGTGGCTGCTCGCTTGAAAGGGCCGCCCATCAGCTTGCCGAGGCTCCCCTTCGTCGGCAGCCGGAAGGCATGCTCGGCCCCCTCCTCGCCAACCACCTCGGCGATCCTTCCCAGCCCGGCCAACGCGCCGCTGTCGATCGCCTCTTGCAGGTGGTCGAGGTCGCCCTTCCCGCGAAGGAACTGGATGGCCTTGAGCTTGGCCTTCCTGATTTCGCGGAACCCCAGGTGGGCGTCGGTCAACTCCTGGAAGATGCCCGAGGCCATGTTTCGTGTCTGGAACGAGACGCTCAGTGGGCCGAAGCCGGTTGTCAGCCACCCGCGGTAGAGTGCGTTCAGCTTGTCGACCATCTCGGTCAGTTCCGACATTTTCCCGGGCTTGATGACCTCGGTGTACGCCCGCATCGCCTTGGCCACGTTCTGCGGGACGTACAGCGTGTGGGCCTGATTCAGGGGAATGCCCAAGTCCTCCATGAACTTGTTCAGCCCGTGCTGAGTCAGCCCGGCGCCGGGGACGAAATCGCCCGTCTCCCGGGCAGCCTCCAGGGCCTTGCGGCTCTGCGGCAACCAGGCAGCAGCCAGGGGAACGCCGTCCGTGATCTCGTTGGCCGTGCCCAGGTTGCCGCGGTAGCGAAGCAACTCGTGCATGGACCGGACGGTCGCCAGCTTGTCGATCTTGGCCGCCGTGTTCTGCCCCCACACCCGATGCCACTCCGGGTCGAACAACCCGTCCGGGTACTTCTCGGGATCGATCTTGGCAATCGACTCTCGCAGCCAGTCGATTCGCGACTGCGTGCGTCCAACTACTTTCTCGGCGCCTTCTTCGGCGGTCTCCTTGACGAACTGGAGGGTCGCCGACTCTCGCCAATACTTTTCCAAATCATCCAGCCCCAACTCCCGAGACCCGGGAATCAACCGCCCTGCCTGGTCGAAGTCGCCCAGGATGGGGCCGCTGGTGTCCATCGCATCCCGGTAGCCTGGCAGGACGTAGCGTTGCAGCAGGTACTCGCTGTCGAGTGCCTCGCCCTTGAGCGGCTCCCTCGTGACCGGGTGCAGCAGCCCCTTCCTGCCCCGCTCCGTCGCATTGATCGGAAGATCGGCGTTCTCCCGCAACCACTGGTACATCTGGGCACGGTTGGCCCCCAGTTCCTTGCCCTGCCGCAACGCTTGTCCCATCAGGTGCGGGTCGCGCGACGCCTGTTGCAAGCCCACGTCCCCGCCGGGGAAGTGGCGGTAGACGTTGTCGCGAACCGCCGTGGCGTCCTTCAACTTCCCGAGGTGCTCCGCTCCGTACCGGGGGGAGTATTCCTGCATCAGGTCCCACAGGTACTCGGTGGGAATCCCGGCGTCGTGAAGCTGCTTTTGCAGGTAGTCATTGACCCGCTTCGTACCGACGACGTAGTCGCCCAGCGCCTTCCGCATCGGCTCCAGGGACGCCGGCCTGATGTTCTCGGGGATGGCGTTGCCCAGGCGGGTGAGGATTTCGTTCTCCACGTCCGTCATGCGGGCGGCGTCCATCAGTTCGCCGTACTCGGGCCACAGTCCCTTGATCGTCTGAACGTCGTGCAGCGTCTCGGCAAAGGCCCGCTGCATGTGGGGGAGCTTGTCGCTGTCGCCAAGCTGCGACTTCATCACGTCCGTAAAGGCGTCCATCGCCTGACGGTAGTTCTTCGACGCCACGGCGGCCATGTTGTGACCAGCGGCCGAGAGGTGTTGGAAGTTGGCGTAGCGAAGATCAGCGAGCCTGTGGTACTGACCGTTTAGAATGCCGGCCCGTTTTCCGCCGGCGGAAGACGAAACGAGGGACCGCAAACCGATGATGGGTCGTGACATCATCTTCCAAAGCAGACTGTTTTCGCTGCTGTAGAAGAACTTGTCGACGGTGTCGGCGATCGCGTTGGCTACCTTGCTGTCCTTGGCGGCGTTGCCAGGCGTCCATCCGATCCACTGCTCCGTGCTGAATGGTTTGCGCATCCCGAGCAGGCCCCGTTCACCGCTACGGATGCCTTCGGTCCACGTCCCGGGAACGTCGGTGAGAATCTCCTTGGGCTTAGCCCCCTTGGTGAATGCCGCGATCGCCTGGGACGTTGCTTCGGCAACGTCGTCCGCTTGCTTGATCGCCGCCCGGGTGCCGATCTTCGACCCCTTGGCCACCGTACCCAGCGGACCCGTGATGTACGACGCCGGCAGCGATGTGGCGATCTCCGTGGCCAAGCCGCCCCAGAAGTTTCCCCAGGTATCTTCCTCGCCGGCCCAGCCCAGCGCCCGGTTCAGAGCACGCCCGGAGGTCCGGTTGCCGGCATCCCGCCACCACGCCGTCCCGAACTGGTCGATCGGGTTGTACTGATCCCAGTCGCCGGTCGCCACCCCGCCGATCACGTCACGAACGGCCGAGAACGGAAGATCGAGCGTGTTGCCCAGCGCCGCAACGCCGCCGAGAACCGTCCCAAGTACGCTGCGCTCCTCTTTACGGGAAATAGGGCGGGGGAGGCTGCGGTCTGGTTGCTGTCTCGGCGGGCGTTGTAGCGCCGGTAGCCCCAGTCCTGCGACCGGGGGCGGCATCGGAGGAACCGGCGGCGCTGGTGCCATCGGAACGGGCATCGTGGGAAGCATGCCGGGAAGAGTCTGCATGCCGACCGGGACCGGGCTCGACGTAACCGGGGGCGGCACGAAGCGGCGTTGCCACGGCGGGTTGTAGGCGAAGGGTGGCATGGCGCTATTGGGTTAGGCCCCTTGGAAAGAACCCATCGAAGGAATGAACCTGTTTCGGGGGACCGTAAACCCTGGCTGCGGGACGGTGATGGGAAGCAGGCCAGCCGCGGCCGGTGCAACATTGGGCTGAATCAATGGCTTGGGCTTGATGGATTTCTTCTCGGCCTTGTTCTTCGGCGCTGGCTTTGTTGCGTTTTCCCCACCGGCCGGCGACATCCCCATCAAGCCCATCCACTCGTTTAGCCCCATCATCGGCTCGCGTTCTTCCGGCGGGATGCCCTGCATGGACGCTTGCCAGCCGGTGACGTAGTTGCCGTAGGACTCCATTGCGGACTGCCGCATCTGGGCATCGTAGTAGGTCTGGATTGTGTCAGGATGCTGGTTTGCCGGAAGTCCCACGCCGACCCACTCACCGATCGTCGGGGTCTTCTTGTTTCGGACGGCAATGTCGAACGCCGCCCGTGTCGGGTCGGGCGTGATCCCGTTGGCCCGCTGCCTGACCATTTCGGCCCGAATCTTGGGGTCCTTGATGGCCGTGCGATCCCGCATGGCAGCTACGTCTTCGCGATGTTGCAGCAGTCGCTCAAGCCTCGTCGGGTCAGGATCACTCCGAGCCCGGTCAACTGCGGCCTCCCACGACGACATCGGGGAGCCAAGGCCAACCTTAGCCCGTTCTGCATCAATCGCCTCTCGCTTGGCGCGGGCCTCTTCCATCGCTCTCGTGGACTTCTCTGCCTGGGCGTCGAGGTCCCTGGCCAGCTTCGCCTTCTTCCTTGCGGAGAGCTTCTCTTTCTTCGCCCTCGTCTGGGCAATCGCCGCCTCGCCCATGCGGGGATCGCGGGCAAGCTGCCGCTGAAACGCCGGCGTGCTAATGTAGCCATCGTCCATGCCGGCCTGCCACATGCCAAGACGTTCTTCGGTGTCTCGGGGCTGGTCGGTCCAGGTGCCATCTTCCGTCTGGCGGAACCCCATTCGCTGCAACTGGGCGGCGTTGTGCTGACGCTGGTTCTGGAGCGAGGCGATGGAGTCGGCGGTTTGCGCCGCTTGCGGCGACCCCAGGTAGTCTTGGACGCCGGCAGCAATCGACGGCGCGGCCGCCTCCTGCGTCGAGGGCAAGACATCGCCCCTGGCTTCCACCTGATTGAGCGTGGCCATCTGCTGGGCGTTCCACCAGTCCTGAGTGAGCTGCTCATTCGACGGCTGCGGGTAGAACCGCCGGTGAATTTCTTCCGGCAGCGGCGGGTCCTGGTTTCGGAAGTCGCTGTTCAGCGATGCCTGCAACCTGGCGCTGCCCTCCGGGGTCGACCAGTAATCCGTTCCCGAAGTGTCAACCCAGTCGGGAACCGCCCCCTGCTGGATCGGCGGGTTCAGGTACGGGTCGCCTTCGACCGGGGGCTGCCACGTCTGGATCGGCCGGTACATATTGGCGATCTGATCCAGTTCGGGGGACAGCCCAGTCGCAGGGACCGGCTGGAATGCCGGGCCTGTCCCTACGCCGACATCCTGGCTGTATTGAGTCGCCTGTGGTTGCTGCTGCAACCCGACTTGAGGCTGCTGCGGCGTCAGCCTGCCCCAAGGCCCAGCGGTGCCAGTATCAATGGCTCTTTGCCGATACGCTTCGATTCTGGCGGCCTCATCCTCCGGTTGCAACCCGACTCGCTGCTGCTTCGCCCGGCGGCGGTAGTATTCCATCGGGTCCGGGTTGAAGGCGTCGTAAGGCATCGCTATCTCCTTTCCCATCGGGGAAATGGACTGGGCTTGACTGTTTGCTGGGGCCGCAGTGGCCCCCTTGGGTCGTGAATAGTACCGACCATCATCCCCTTGGTATATCTCGTATCCAGCTTCACGCTCACCTTCTTCCAGCAAGTCCCATGTTTCATGCTGACGACCCTTGAGAAGAACGCCAGTTTTGGGATCGCGACTGGACCAGTGGCCCGTTTCGTCTGGACCTATGCCAGATGCTACTGCTGTCCGATAGTCGTAGCCGCTGCCCTCGGGGTCAAACGGCTCGAAGAAGCCGAACAGTTTTTTCAACATGGAGCCGGGCATTAGCCTTTCCCTCTCGGGGGGTATGACCTCATTCTACCGCGTCGGCGGTTCCTTTTCCTCGCACCCCTCGTTGTGACCGATCAGCCGAAGCAGCGCCAGCTTAGCCTCAGACGCCGCCAGGGACGCCGTGTCACGCACCCAGGCGTCCAGGCGGTTCAGCTTCTTCCGCCGCTTGCCGCAGCCACACGGGCGCCCTAGCCACGCTGAGACCCGTTCTTCGGTGATGCCGATTGCCGACAGGGCAGCGTGGATGTGGTCGCCGAGTAGCTTGCGGGTTTCCTTGGGTCGGTTGGGGCACCGCTTGCGGGGGGGCTTTGGTCGCTTCTTCGGGTAGACGTATCCGCACGTCGGGCACTCCCACAGTTCGTCGTCGTTCAGGTTGAATGGGCAGTCCATTATGGTGTTTCGACAGTCACGGTGAAGTTGTCCATGTCGCAGCAGTACAGGGCAGGCTTGGCAAAACTCCAGGGAACATTCTGGGCACCGCTGAAGTTACACGGTATGTCTTCCGTAAGGGCAGAGACACCTGTGTCGTACCAGCCTTCAAATAATTGCGACTCAGCATCACCTGGCCCCGCAGCCGGCCTACAACCAGAAGCTCCAACACACTGCTGAGAGGTGATGTTTACCCGCACCTGCCATGTGCCTCCTTTTGCTTCCCATACCACCCAAATTGTAAACGTCCGCGCTACCGTGTAGCCGGTCGGACAGCACGCGGTCATTGAACCCTTGTATTCCCAGCGACACGTCCCCTGAGCATCGTAAAGGTCTTCGTCAAATTCGCAGACGAACGAATCGTTCAGTGTGTCACAGTCGGTGCAGTAGTCATTGTCGTGGGTATCGGCCCCGCTGCAAGTGACCGTGTACGTGCTAGGCGTAGCGCCCCCCGAATCACAGCCGCAGTCCGCTGTTTCGCAGCAGCAGTCCGAGTGAACCGCAACATCACCGCCCGGCGTAATCAGTGGGACACCGCCCCAAAGCTGCACCGTCATGGTCAGCACTCCGTACCCGTGAACACCGTGGAGTCGGAGCCAGAGCCAGCGCAAAGGATCGTCAGCGTCTTCTTCGTCTGCGTTAGGACGCCAGCGCTGTAGCTCACGTCGGTCACAACGGATTGCGTGACGGTTGGCAGGGCTATCGTCACGACCTTGCCGGCCACCGTGACGGTGAGCCAAGTGCTATCGAAGATGATGTCGGTAACGTCCGTGGTCTCCACGTCCGAAGCCGAGCCGCTGCACCCGCTGCGGGTCGCACTGCCGGTCACGTCAAGGTCGCCAACGCCCGAACTCTCGTAGGGTCCGATCAGCACGTAGCCACCGCTGTCGCTATCGTATGTTGCCGGGCACTCGCCGCTGCTGTCCTTCGAGCATCCGAACGGGTTGCCAACCGAAGTAACGGCACCGGGGGACAAGTCGCCCGCCCGGTTCATCTTCGTCGGCCCGCTGCACCCCACCGGGTCGTCGTTGTACTCGAATGGCCCGGCCGTGACATAGATTAACTGCGGGTACTGCTGACACGTCACGACGACGTACTTCTGGTCGTCGTCGTTCCAGCACGCCAATCCCTTGCCGCCCTGCTTGCCGCGCGGCCACAGGCCAACCGTGTCGTGGACTTTGAAGCCACCTTCTCCCCAGTCGATGTCGTCGGGGTCGTGCCCGTCCCAGAAGTCCTGGACCGTCGCCGTGGCCTCGTTGGGGTTCGTGTTCCCCATGTCTTCGTCAAGGTAGAACAGCACCCAGCGGGCTAGGTTCTCCATCACCAGGATTTCCCAGTGCTCGCTGTCGGGCCACTTGCGGGCCACCCCGAAGAACGGCGTCGATTCCGCCTCGCTTGTCGGCTTCGAGTAGATGTTCAGCGTCTCGTAGATGCTGAACGTCGTTGAGCCACATTCCCATTGGCCGTAACCGTCGCAAGCCTCGTCGTTCCACTCTTTCAGGTAGGCCGTGGCCGGGTCGTCGCAGTTCAGCTTCGTCACTTCGTCGTAGACGCAGAAGTAACGATAGTCCGGGTCGGTCGTCTCGCTGGCCGGCGGCGGCGGGTTGCTCAACCGCAGCCGAGCCCACACGTAGCCGGTCCCTGACTCTTTCCAGAGAATGTGGGCGTTGCCCCGCTCCGCAGAAACAAGGTGCTGCGTGTCCGTGTCAGCGTCCACGTCGCAGTAGTCGTGGTTCTCATCTTGGACGTAGATGTATGCCGAGCACTCCCCCGAGACCACCACGCGGCCGTCACAGCCCTGCCCAATCCCCTCGTCGATGATGACCCCGTACTTGGAGACCAGATCAGAACTTCCCTCAGACCCGCTGTAGGCGGCTTCGGCTTGGAACCGCTTCAAGCCCTGGGTCGGAGTGTACCCGTCACTCAGATTGTCCAAGCAAAGGTATTGGCCGTGCGTAAGGTTGGCACTGCTGTTGTTGCGGACCCACACAATGCGATGGTCGATAGGCTGAGGAGCGCTGGCGTCCGTGGCAGAATCCAACGAGTGATTGTGGCCGATGGTCGTGCGCCCCAGGAGTTCGCGCAGAATGTTCTCCTCTTCGGCGCTAATGACATCGCCAGGAGACACGCGGCCTAAGTGATCGGGGATCATCGACTAGAACACCGTCTTGGGGAACATGAGCAGTTGCCGGCCGCCAGGGTCCTTGATAAAGCAGTCGTCGTAGCCGCCGAACACGCCCTTATCGAGCCGCCACACCTTGTTCCAGCCGTCGTACTTGTAAAGGAACCGGCGGCTGATTGACCACTTCTGCGAACCACCGGCAGATACGCGACGGCGAAGCGTGCAACCGCCGTAAAGCAGCGTCTCGGCACCAAAGATGCGATTGAAGGTGTAGCACGCCACTGCATTGGCGTTGATGTATCCAACAAAACTCAGCGTGTCGGCCGGGGGCGTGGTCAACTGGGTGAACTTCTGGACGTAGACGATTCCGTAGTAGGTGCCCGTGGGGGCCTCGTTGGGACGAAGCCCCTGACCATTCACGCCATCCCATGCCAGCTTCGTCCAGTCGGCCTGGTGCCGTTCCTGCCAGGGCTCGAACCACTCTTCGACGTAGTTGCCGTTTACATAGGTCGGTCCCTTCGTCGTATACCGTACCGTCAGCAAGGCGTGCTGGTAACTGGCGCGCGGGTCAAGAGTCGTCCCCGCCTGGGTGATCCGGGCAGGGAACGGGCGGCTCTCGATGTCGAAGGCCAAAGCATCCGAACTGCCACCAGGGTACGGCCACACGTTGTTCGGATACGTGTCGAGTTCCTGGGCAAGCGTGGCCTGATCGTCCCAGGCGCAGAGCAGCTTCCGTTCGCCGTAGAACTCGCCCTGGCGCCAGCGCCAACGAGGCCAACCGTGCCATTCGGAATGTTCGATCGTGAACGCCATGCTTCCCTCGCTCGGCTATGGGCCGTAAGTTCCGGCCTGCTGTTCATCAAGCTTGTCGCTGATCTCTTGCAAGAGGTCGCGAATCTCGGTGACGATCCCCACAAGTTGCGAGGCTCCGTCACCGCCGAGATCGCCGCCGGGAGTGGAGGGGGGTTCGGGCGCTTGCGGAACGACCTGGATGCCAGTGTCCGCGAAGGTGTTGAAGAGAGGGTCTTGCGGGCTGGCGGCCTGTGGAGGAGGACCGGGGATGCGCTGGTACTGCGGACCCGGCTGCGGTGGAGGTTGGGAAGGCTCAGGTGGAGGGGCCTCCATGCCCGGCTCCACCAGATCGTCTGCGGTCAGGTCGGTATCTGCCGGCGTGGGCAGTTTGAACGGGCTGTCCGGGTGCATCCCGATGCCCTGGGGAATCTCCGGCGGGATCGGACCTTCGACCTCGGCCGGCTCGGGGGCTTCCACCTTGTCGGCGTAGTCCCGCGGAATCGCGTTTTCTGGGCGTTGTTCGTCCATTGCTTAGGTCCCCGATCCGCCCCACCACTGCTCGCCATCGGGGGCGGTGATGAAGCCTACGTTGCCGTCGCTGTCCACTTGGGTCCACCGACCGGCGATCGACACGGCGTTGCCGACCGCATGGCCCTGCTGGTTCCCGCCGGGAACGATTGTCGGAGGCGACTTCTCGATGAAGCCGTACTCGATGCTGAAATACTTCGTCTTGTCCCGCCGGGTGTAGAACGCCAGCTTCTTGTACTCGCCACGTCTGGGGTACTCTGCCGGATCGGCGAAGTAGGCGTCGAAGCTGAACTGCACCCGGCTGTTGCCCCTGGCTCGCGCCGTGAACCCTTGCGTGTCCGTGTCGTTGTACGCTGCGTTGAGGTCCAGCAGCAGCAGGCGGTAGTTGCGAACCGAGTAGTCCACCCCGTCGATGCTGATGCCGATGGCCCGCGCAGCAACCGGCGAAGGAGTCCCGCTGTCCGTGACCGAGGTGGTCCCCACCGTCAACTCCCCGTTGCCCGAGAAGTAGTAGAAGTGGTACAGCAGGTTGGCGTCTTCCACGTCGGCGCGGATGTCCACCGCATCGACGATCGCCGGCCCCGACAGCGACTTGCCGCTGCGAGTCGCCCCCGTGAACGTGAAGGTCTCGCCCGGCAGCTTCACCGGCTCCGCACCGTAGGCGCGTGCCCGAACGTGCCAGTCGTAGTTCCCGCCGTCGACGAACTCCCCGCCGTCGCCCGAAGAACAGAACCCCGAAGCGGCCACCTGTTCGTCGGGGATGGAAAAGTAGTCGATGCAGGAAATGCCGTCAATTGCGGCTTGGCGTCCAGTTTCAAACCCCATCTTATGTGCCTCCTTCGGCGGCGTAGATCATGTCGTTGATGAGCCACTGGCAGAGGGCTTCACCCCTCCAAACCGTAGCCCACGACTTCAAGCCGCGTGTCTGGTCGTTGCTCAGTGTCGTGTCGGAGGGGATGCACCGCACGTCCTTGACCATGTCGGGCTCGTTGAAGAAAGCCAGGTCGGTCAGGTAGTCGGCCCAGTTTTCCAGTGCGCACTGGACGTACCAGGACACGTCGGCCATTTCGTCTTCCTGCTGGTCGGCGGTTGCCACCTGGATGGCAATCTGAAACCAGGCCCGCGTGTGCGAACTGTCGTCGGCGACGTGGTTGCGGATTCCGGTAAACACAACTCTCGTGGAGGGGAAGTTGGAGTCCATGCCCCCGAACAGTTCGGGCTGGTCGATCCCGCTGTACTCCTTGATGCGGTTGCCTTCTTTCACGGCAGCCGCAAACGAGGGATGCCCTTCCAGGCACGCCCACAGAGCGTCATGCACCAATCGTTGCGGTGTGGTCATTACAGGATCGCGTTGAGCTTGATCGAACCGTCTTGAATCCTACGGAGGGTCTCGTAACAGCGCTGCCTCCGGGCCGAGTAGATGTGGCCATGCTCGGGGCCGACCGCCTTGGGGCCGGTCGCCTCGAACAGCCACACCGACACGAGTTCCGCACACAGCCACTTGATCGAGGTCGGCGTATCGCCATCCGGGTCTTGGAGGGGAATGAAGTACGCGGACGCGCCCCTGGCGTAGTTGTCGATCTCCTCGGTGGCCCACTCGATGCCCCGATTCACCTGGGTCGTCACGTCGGCCGCCAAGCCGGTCTTGTTGAGGTCGGCGTACTGGGCGACGTTGTTTACGCCCGTCACCGCTTCCACGTCTGCTTGTTCGCAATAGCTCATGGCTTACTCCACGACGTAACGGTCGGCGAGCCGGGTAGGCGTCCTGCTTCGCCGGCCCATGATTCGGTCAGGTTGTTCCACCGCATCGTCGCCCTTGGCCTTGTTGATCGCCACCATGTAGGCCCGCTCGTGTTCGCGAACCGTTTTCAGCCCCCGCGCCCGGGCCAAGTGCAGTTCCGCGCACCTCCGCAGGGCGTTCCAGGCACAGCGGCCGACACTCAGGGGATCAGAGATTCGGTAGCCCACGTCAGTCGCCGTCGTGCCGGAGACCGCCAGGGTGAGGGTGGTCGCGTCCGTGACACTGGAGATCAGCCGTTCTTCGGCGAACAGGTTGTCCGTCATGCCGGCCACACCATCGGGAGGCGCCGAGGTCGACGACACGCGGAGGATCGAACCCGCCATTGCCGAAGTGAACGCCGTGTCGGTGCCCGTGACTGTCGTGCCAGAGACGCTGATCGTTCCGGCCCGGTGGGCTGAACCGACCCCGGTGATCGCCACGTCACGGGGACGCTTGCTGTAGGGGAGGTCGATCCGGGTCGCCGAGGTCAGCGCCGGGTAAACGTAGAGCGCATGACCGCCGTTCGGGTTCAAGCCGATGCACCAGTAGCGGAAGTCGCCGGTCGTCTGGTCCGATTGATGGATGTACGGAAACTGCGAGAACGGAAGATGTCGCCCCAGCCGGCTCAGGTCTTCGGCTGTTGGGTCCTTGGTGTCCATGAAATCCTGCGGCAGGGCGTACCAGTGCTTGAACAGCTTGTACGACTCGGCGGTCAGGTCGGTCTCCGGGTTGCGGTTGGTTCGCAGCCGCACCGTGGTCGACGACAGCCTCGCCTCGATTTCGCAGATCACGTCGTCAACGTAGATCGCCCCGCCCTGGCCATCGGCCCAACTGGGGAAGGTGGCATCGGTAAGCGTGGCGACCCGGGTGGAACTGTTGTACGACAGCGTCCCATCCGTCTGCGTGGCGTACCCGTAGATACGTTCGACACCGCGGAGAAACGACCAGTCGTGGGCCTGAATGACTTCCTCGTATGCCGAGACCACCGCACCGCGGATCACGGCGGTTGGTGCCCCAACATTGGAGCCCTGCGAAAAGTTGAACAGGTGCTCGTAGAGGTCAGAGTACGTCAGCCACGGGGCTGCGGAGGTGCTGTCTGCCAGTGGGGAGGATACAGCGGACCCTTCGTTGATGATTGTTTCGCCCATCGGTGACTACTCCGTAACCGTGAAGGACTGCGGGTTGGTGAAGTTGTAGCCGCCAAGTTGGCGCCAGGCGTAGTACGTTCCCGCATCGAGCATGAAGTCCACCTCGCCGGCACTGTCGGTAATCAGGGTTCCGGCAATGACGTTGGCGCCATCTTCGTCCGTCGTGACCCAAACTTCCACGCCCTCAATCGGCGTGCCCGCCACCTGGCACTCGATCGTCCAGGCAATTGCCCCCGACCCAGCCTCGCCCCCGACCAGGGCCAGCACTTCGCTGATCGCCTCGGTCGAGTCGGCCGCCGGGCTGAACGTACCGCCCACGTCGCTGGGGGTGTCGGCAGTCTTCGACAGCAGGGCTTTGAAGAAGCCAAGCACCGTGTTGACGCCGGAGCCAGTAAAGGCGCCGAGGCGGGAGAGAATGGTCGTCTGGTTGGCTGCCGTAGCCAACCCGCTCACGTCAGCCTTGTAGGTCGCTGCTGCGTCCGAGTGCGCCAGTGTCCCCGACACGTTCAGCTTGTCGAGGTAAGCAGCACGCACCGCCGATAGTCTGGTTTCCAACTCGTCGACATAGGCGAGGATCGTCACCTGATTGGCGGCTGTGGCGTCCCCGCCACCGCCACCAGGGGCAGCCGCCAGGGCTTCCGCCGTGAAGTCGTAGACCGCACCGTCCTGAACCAGGGCCGTGTCGAGCTTATCCGTGACCTCCTTGATCGCGTCAATGAGAGCATCAACAGCAGCCAGCGCGGCGGTGGTCGCCAGGGCCGACACATCTGCCTTGCTGGCCGTGCGGCTGGCGGCATCGGTCGTGACTTCCGGCAGGCTGGTGAACGTCGAGCCGTCCAGGGTTGCGGGCAGGCAGTCGACGTAGCCGTTGATCGTTGACAGCGTGGCGGGCAGCGTGGTCCCGGTGTCTTCAACAATCGCTGCTAACTGAGTCGAATTGGAATCCATTTCCGTGCGGATTTGTTCGACGGTAGGAGGCGTGGTGGTATTCCAGTCCCCCTTGCCGTTCAGCGACGATGCCGCAAACGTAGCCGCAACCAAAGCCCCGGCCGCAAACGCATCGGCCGTGAATGCCCCGGTGTTGATGCTGGCCGCGGTGATGATGTCCGCCGGCAGCGTCACGCCATCCAGTCCGTCCGCTGCGAGTGAGTAGCCGGTTTTGGCCGTTACGCTGGCCGCCACCACCTGCCCGCTAAACGGGTCGGCGGCCGTTGTGCCGACGAAATCCTGGGCGTTCGTGACCCAGGCGTTGCGGTCGGTGTTGTAGTTGGTGGCGAAGTCGGTAGAAAAGACGATCTCGGCATTATCGGCGGAAGTTACGCTGTTGCTGATCGAATAAATATCAACCTGGGGATAACCATTGCCGCTAGTGCTGGCGGGCGCACCGTCCCACGCTTTCACGTCGGCGTACCAGCGGTCATTCGTGGCATCGTAGTTGCTCGCAAAGTCCGTATGGAACACCACCTCGACGTTGTCGGCCGCCGTGGTCGAGCCGCTGATAGCTCCTACGTCCACCGTTCCGGCCACTGCCGTTGCCGTCGTGACCACCGTAATCGAAGCCGACGTGCAGGACGCCTTGTAGACCAGCACCATGAACGACGTGTAGTTCGTCTCCGCTTGGGTAGGAGTGTAGTGCCAGATGCCACTCGTGGAGTCGCAGGCCAGCGTACCGCCACCGGCCCCGGCGGCCCCGCCCTGCGGCATCACCCGCACACTCGCACCGGCCGTCTGGATCGCTCCATCGCTGATCTGGTAAATCGCACCGACTGCGATGCGTTCGGGGGATGCAGCGTTCTTGGGGTACATCGTTTATGCTCCAATCCCGATACCGGAACCGAGAATGTGTGATCTGCTTGTCAGTGCCCACCACGGCACGCCGCTCGGCGGTGCTTCCCCCGTCGCCACCGGGAACCACCGCAGCGAGCGGTTGAGGGCGCGCTGGTAGCCGGTGCGGGAGTCGTCGTAGACCTGGCGGACTTCGGCGGCAGACAATCCGCGATTCCAAAAACGAACGTCGGAAATCTGACCGTCGAGATGCGAAGACAACCCCGCAATAGCATCAGCGTAGGAACTGGTTGTGTGATTGTATGTATTGCTGCCAAAACTGACACCTGCTGGGCTGTCAAAATGTCCGTTGAGGCTAATTTGGATTGTGTCGTTACTGTAGTCGAGGATGCCAACGCAATGATTCCACCCATCTGCAACAGTTGTGCCGCTTGATATTGTGGATTGAAAAGCATCACCGTTCTGGCTTCGCCCCCCAGCTAAAATTTTGGTCCCGCCGGTGACGTTAATCCAGATATTGTTGTTGTTTCCAATAGAACCAGCGAAAAGCACGTTGTCCCAATAACCAGCGTCTAAGGTGCCGGAGGCATAGTAAAACCAGAGCGAGAAACAACTAGCTGAAGCACCCTGGAGTAGGTTCCCAACGCAGTTTGTTCCCAATGACACATAGTCATTGCTGCCGTCGAAGTCCAGAGCGAAGTCGCCCCTGGGAGTCGGCACCCAGTCCGTTGCCGGGTCCATACTGGTGAGCGTGCCGTCATGCTGCTTGGCCAGGTCACGTGCCAATCCACCTCCGCTGTACGTCGGTAGACCGAGCCACCAGAATTGCAGCCCATCATTCAGCCCCTCCCCCCAGTTGACCGGCTGGGCGGGGTCAACGGATGCGAGAGACCTACTGGCAGGGAACGGGGCGATACCGACTGTCGCGGCTTCCTCTTCTTCCGCTACTGCTACCGGGAAGTAGGTCAGGCTGCGGTTTAGCGTGCGGGTGTAGCCGGTGCGGGAGTCTTCGTAGATGTTCCATAGTTCGGCGTCCGACAACGCATGGTCGAAGACACGAACATCATCTACGAGTCCGTCCCACCAGTTGTAGTTGGTGGACAAAATACGCAGTCGGCCAATCGAAAACAGGTCCGGTGTGGCCGGTGTCAGGTCGGTAGTGGTGCCATTTTCGATTATGCCATTGACCGCGATTCGCCGCAGAGTCGAGCTATAAAATACGGCGGCAACATGAAACCAGGTATTGGCTACAACGGAGGTTAACGACAAGGCCGAGCTAACCGAACCACTTGCCCTAACCACTGCGGCAAACTTGTTGCCATTGGTCATCTGCAACTGAAACCCGTTGTTGCTGCCTCCCGCTGACAGCGAGACAGCATCACGGTAATTCCCCAGCGACCCCGCCTGGACCCAGGCTGTAATCGTAAACGGCACCGAAACATTGTGAGCATTTCCGCCATCGACGTAATCCGACGAACCGTTGAATTCAGCAACCTGCCCACGGTCGCTAGTGACCAGCGTTGCTCCGTAGTTTGTGCCGATATTTCGGGCGGTCAGGTCGCGGCCAATGTTGCTGCTGGGCAACATTTTGAATTGGGCCTTGAGCCCACTATTCAACGCCTCCCCCCAGTCAACCGGCTGGGCGGGGTTGACGGAGGCGAGGCTGGAAGGCAGCCATAGCTTTCGAGTTGGAGCGATGATGTTCGCCATCGGGCGATGCTAGCTTGCGGGAATAACGGTCTTCGGCGTGGCTTTCAGGTCCCAGCCAGCCGACAAGTTCTGGTCGGTGCTGTTCTTGATCGAGAACTGGCAGTCCGCGACAATCGGTATGCCGTCTAACGGATAGCTGGCCGATGCCGATGCCCCCGACGGAATCTTGAACGACCCGACGTACAGGTGCGGGCAGCTTGCCGACGGCGCAGGGGCATCGTTCGCCCCGTCAATGTTCAGGTCTTGGCGAAACAGATCAACGGTCGAACCGGCCGCCACCGCCGCACCGAAATCGCAGGTCAAGACGAAGTCGGCCAGCGGGTAGTTGTTGTGCACGCCGCTTTCCAGCGTGTCGTCATCGGCTGCCACGTAGGCATCCGACGCCGCCGAAGTACCACTGTCTTCCAGCGTCACTTGGGACGCATACTCGTAAATCACACTATTGGTCGTTGCAGCCATCGGCTGTTCTCCTTTTCTCTAATTCGTCTGCCAGGGCATCGCGATAGGTGTAGTGCCTTGGGCCAACATGGAACAACTTCTTACTCGCATCGTGGTCCACATGCAGGCTGAATCCAGCCTCTCGGGCACGCTGAGAGAACACATAGTCCTGGGTGACGTGGCCATTCTCTTCCGACCAACCCTGGCAGTACCAAGGCCGGGGGATCGTCTCGTAGACCTCACGCCGAACCAGCGTCAGTCCTTGCGGCAGCAGGTCCACCTCTTCGACGCCGGTGGATTCCTCGGTCGTCAGCACCGTCTTGCCACCCTTCTGGGCTGTAAACCGCAGCGGGCTGCCCTTGTTGACCGAGTAGTTGGCCCCAACGATGTCGAGCCGCCTACTTGCCAACAGATGCAGCACGTCGGGTGCAAACCCCATGTCGTCCTCGATGGAAAGGAAATGCGTCCATCGCAGCCGGTCGTCTTCGAGGTACTTGTCGATCATCCGCTCGTAGTTTGCCCCGATGCCGCTGCCCTCCACGCCGTCGGTGACGAGGTGCTGTGTCTCCTCGTCGGCGTAGATTCGCTGCTGGGCGAAGTACGCCACCAGCTTCGCCAAGCTCTGGGCATAGCAGAGTCGGCAAAGTCCGGTGGACGGTGTTAGGACAGCGACGTTGAACACGGCTAGCTCCCGTCGGCGAAGACATCCACGGCGGCGTCCACCTTGGTCTGGATCGCGGCGTCCGACGCACCCTGAATCACGCTGGCATCCAGGTCTTTGTTCGCGGCGAGCATGGCCATGAGCATTTCGCTGGCCGCCCCGACCGGGTTAGCGAATGCCTGCTTGGCCCAGATCAGCCGGTTGGCGTGATTCGCCGTCCCGGCATCCTCGTTGCGAATCGCTTCTGCCGCAACGATGCACGCCACAGCGGTTCGGTTCTTCAAGGCGCTGTCGCCCATCAGGGACTTCAGTTCGTTATAGCTAGCCATCGGTTTCTCCTATTGGTTCGATGGTCGCGGAGATCACGTCAACCCTGCCTGCCAGGACGATGACGCACTGCTCCGCTTCTTCACGGTCAGCGAAAGGCCCGTACAAAGGACCGTCCGCACGAACGTCGTACACCGCACGGACGTTGTATTGCGGTTTTGGCATCGGATTTCTCCTGAATTGGTTATCCGTGAATGTTCTCCGGGTCGTCGCCCCGCCGGTGGATGCCGGACTGTGCGGCCAGGTTGGCCGATATTTCCGACCGGGTTCGTGAGCACGTTTCCGTCATCGCTCGGAGGGTGTCGTTCAGCTTTTCGCTGTCAGCGTGCAACTGCTGCCGCCATTCGTTCTGGTTTCGTTCCTGCCGCTCGGAGATCGTGTCCAGCGTTTTGCGAAAGTTGTCGCGGGACCGTGGCATTTCCTTCGCCAACAGATACCACAATGCCCAGGCCAATACGCCGAAGGCCGATAGCTGAACGCCATCGTTGAACCAGGGGGGCGTAGGCATGGATTGGGAAATGGCGGCCGTGTAGAGCGCGGCGGGAATCGACACCATCGCTATTGTGAGTAGGGCGCTGTGCGTAAACATTGTTCTGGTTCCTGTGTTGGTATTCATCGCCGCAGCCCCCTGTTAGGTGCTTCCGGCCTCGTAGGGATGGTCTCTGTCGACGAACACCCGCGTCCCGTCCGGCTCGACTACCCAGAAGTTGTTCACCGCGCTGCCGATCCACTCGACCAGGCCAAATGACGCCCCGCCTTCCAGCGTCGTGCCCTCGAACTCCGTGCCGGTGCTGCCGTAAATCCAGAATCCCGCCCGCAGGGTCGAGTAGCGGGGATCGTTGCCCGTGCGGACCAGTGTGCAATCCTCGATCCGGGCCGAATGGCCGACGCCCCCGGGCTCGCCCAGCAGCACGTTAGCCAGCGGTGACTCCATGCGAATGTCGCGGTACAGCACGACAGGGTGAGGGCCGGGGTCGCTTCCGTTTCCCATCACGCTCATGCACGCGACTTGCTGGTGGAAGTCGTCCCACAGGTCCTCCGTCTCGACCGTGACCGAACCGCCCTGGACGACGATGTTGTGGTTCGTCAATCCGCCGCCGACCCAGTAGCCGGTGCCGTAGGCTTTACCGGCCAAACGAATGATGATCTCGTTGTCCCGAATGTCGAGGTTGCTGCTGTCGTCGCGGCAACGGATACCATGAGCACTCGCACGGTCGCCGTACTCGCCAGATCGGTTGATCGGCCCTTCCATCGACAGTTCGACGTAGTTGCCGACCGCCTCCGAGTCGGACCCGCCGCCGGTGAAGCTAATCGCGATGACATGCTCGCCCCTGCCGTAAATATAGTTGTAGTTGGCCGACACGTTCGTCTTGCCGTAGGCCAGCACCGCCCCAGCGTTGGTCGCCCAGGAGTCGATCATAAACTCGTTGTGCTGGATCGTGTCCCCGCCCTGGAGGTTGAACGCCCGATGCCGGGTGGTGATGACGTTGTGCTCGGCGACGATGCCGGTCCCGAGGATGCCAATCGTCGTTACTCCGACGTGCCGATTACTGATGCCCGTACCGCGATCCCGGACGACGCTGTGATGGAGATACCCGGCATGGCCATCACGCAAGTAGATGGCCATAGAGTCGTCGCCTGCGTATTCAATCTCAACACCCGCGATTTCTGCACCCTGCATGGCAATGGAGTAGATTGGGTGCTGGTTCGTGCGCGATACCCCTTCACGAATGAAGCCATTGAACACCTCCAATCCCGAACGGTTCCAGGTGTCGCCGTGAACCCCGTATCCAAACTCACTGTTGCCGTAGGTGATCGTGTGGCCATTCAGGTCGAGCGTGACCCCGCTGGCCTGGACGGTGATTGCCGTGCCGGGCGCGTCGATGTCGGCCGTCAGGTGGTAGTGGCCGGGGGTAGCAATCGTTGTCGGGGAATCAATGGGCGTCGAGTTGGCGAATGCCACCGGCTGGAGCGTGACGCCCTGCCCAGTCGGCTGGCCGTCCTGGTAGAACACCGCGTCGACCGCCTCGCCGGGCAATAGTCCGTCAACGTGCCAGAAGTGGCCGTGCTTGCCGCTGAATGAGGGCCGGGCCGACGACTCGCCTTCGATCTGCAAGTGAACCGACGACGGCTCGGCGGTTTCGCAGTAGACCACCGCCGCGTCCTGGCTGTCGTGCTGCCATACGTTCATCACCGAGAGAAGCGTTCGCGTCTCCAGTGGTTCGATTCGGCATTGACGGGTTGCGGTCAGCATGACACTTTTATTGAACTCGTTCCGCTTTGCGTGTTATCGGATTAGCTGCCAGGCTAACCACCAGCCAAGTCCGTAGATGGTAGCAGCAGCAGCCAGGATAACACCAACCAGCCACAGCAGCCATTTCGGGATAAAGATGTTCATGCTACTTTTCGTCCTGCCGTCGCTTCCACCACTCATAAAGTTCCATGATGAGGATGCGGATCAGCATTCCCACCACCTGCATCACAATGAAAATGACGATCGGGTTGCGGGTCTTGTCCCGCGCCCGCTTGATTGCTCGCTCTTTTACCAACTCACCGAACTGGTCGATGCCAAAGTCGTCGGGCTGTTCGCCAACCGACATCGCCTCATCGACAACGATCTCGGTAAGGTTCCGCAGCCGGTTAAGACTCAGCCGCCGCATGAGAAACGACTTCTCCCGGGCGGTCGAGACCTTCGCCCAGGCGTCCATCTTCTGGGCGAGGTAGGGGGGCTGTTGGTGGCTCATCACTTCTCCCTCCAACCGACCATGAGGATTACGCCGAACGCAAATACCCGGAAGCTCTCTTGGGCAACGGACCCTGTCAATCTTTTGATCCACTCCGTTTCCGGCTGGCACGTCACGACCAGAGTTACTACCGCCACCAGCGCCGCACCAATTCCGGTTATCAACACGCCCGGTATGAAGGCCAGCACTCGCAGCACAACGTACAGGGCGTCACTCAGCATCATGCGGCCTCCACAACGGTTCGTGCCGCCCAGGCACCGTACCGCCAGTTGACGTTGCTGGGGCTGGCCCACTCGCCGAACCCGCCATTCTTCCAGTTGGTGCCCCAGGAATTCACGTCCAACGTCCGACCGTTCCCAAGGTACTGCAACTTCAACACACTATGCCCCCGTGCACCGTAGACGACCGGGTAGCCTAGTGCAAGAGACGATAGCAGTTCACGGACGGTTGTGATGTCGTAGAACTCTTCCACACGGTACTTGAGTGCCTCGGCGATTGCCTCTTCGCTCGGCTTGCGGCGGAAGCCTCCGCTCCGTGGATACAGCGACTCGGGAGCGATGCCCTTTTCACGCACGAACCGCAGGTTCTCGTCGATGCTGCTTCCGGCGTCGCGACCGTGCGACGTGGTGTTGTAGATGAACAGCGGCGACAAGAGGACGAACGGCTGCCCGGAGAACGCCCGAATGACCATCGTATCCTGCCCGGTCGATTCGGTGGCACACGAACCGTGGCCATTCTGGTCGAGGACCTCTTCCACGAACTGCTGATTGTTCACCAGCGGCCCGATCTCTTCGATCTCTGCATCGGTCAGCACGTCAAGCCGCTCGCTGTAGAGCGGGAACCATTCACCCGGCCGGCTCACACGCGGCAGGCATCCCGTCGCCCGGCCACGGGGTACGGGATTCGGCTCCATGCAGGCGTCGATGGTACTCATGGGGCGGTCTCCAGAACGGGAATGTACTTGCACTTTCCGCCCGGCTCACACACCCGGCGATATAGGGTCCGTTCGCTGCTCGCCTCGTCACTGGGCATCGGCAGCCCAGCGTCGACCTCGGCATCGGTGTGCTTGTCGACTAACTCCAGTACCTCGCCAGCGGTGTCGGGCAGCTTGCCAGACCAGAGAATCTGCATCTTTCCGTCGCCGCGCGGGCCAACGGTCAAGAACAAGGCGGGCAAGCCGATGTCCTTCGCCTTGTCCGCGTACCACTTCACCCACTCGGCATCGCTATCCTTGTCGAGAATCCGTAGCCGCGACCCGCCGTCGTCCTTCTTGAACAGGTCCCGCACCTTGCGATCCGTGTAGATGAGGGCCTGCTTCGGAGTCCTATCAGCGGATTCCTCGATAATCACCCCGTATAGTTCCTCGGGCGGAACCGGATCGGGATCGGGATCAGGGTCCGGGTCTGGGTCTGGATCGGGGTCAGGTTCGCCACCCACGACAATCTCGTAGCTCGCCCGCTCCGTCCTGTCCACGATGTCGATGAGGTAGCGGCCGGGCTTGCTGGCCTTGAACAGCAGTTGCGGCGTGCTGCCCCAGCGGTGCCAGGTCGAACTGCTGACTTTGTTCGACGTGCCCAGAATCGGCCGGAACTCGACGCCATCCTCGGGCCAGCAGCGGACCTCGGCCGTGGAAACGTCGGCCAGGCCGATCACCTCCAGGGTGATCTGCTCTCCGACCTCCACGTCTTCGTCGCCGTCAACCGGGCGAATCTGGAATGAGTCGCCGGGGGCAGCGACCACCTCGGCCACCACCGGCACGTCCAGCACGTCGATCTGCTCGGCCCCGACGACGGCAGGCATCCAGCACGCCAGCAGCAGGACGACGAACGACCATCGAACTGGCTTCATGGCTTCTGCTCCTTTCTCGTGTGAGGTGTAGAGCGAGCCTAGCCGTAGTTCACGTCGCCGACGATGTTGGCCTTGTCCTTGAGCCAGTTCATCAGGGCGTCGTAGCCGTTGCCACTGCCGTTGGCGATCGCCTTCTTGATGAGCGGGTCGATCAGGTCGTCGGGCACGAACGGAATGTCGAACGGCTCGATGCCGACCTCGTAGACCGTGCCAACGAGGTTGCCGAACTGCTCCCGTTTGTTGCTGAGCAACTCGAACAGCGCCGCGTAGAGTTTCGTCGTCTTGTCCATCGTCTCTCACCTTTCAGAAGGAGGAAGTGATTGCCGGCTCGCTACTGCTTGCCGGATAGTTTGGTCTTGAGGGCTTGCCGCTGCTCGGCTTTCTGTTTGGGAGTGAACGGAACGCCGCCCCTTTCCGTCTGCTCTTTTCGCTTGATCTCTTTCTCCACAATATCAGGGGCCACCTCGTATTTTTCCTTGGGCTCGGGGAATCGCGGCTTCACTCCAAGGGTCTCAGAACCCCAGCCCTTTTCTTCAAGTACCTTTCGGGCATGTCCCCGGGAGTAGATCGTCTGGTTGAGTTGCTCCGAGAAGACGCCGTGCCCCCGCTCGAACTGGGCATCACGCCCGCCCATGAATCGCGTGTCCGTCTGGAGCCGCGGCGTGGGCATCAGCTTGCGCATGCCCTCGCCGCACTGCGGACACTCCACATTGGGCGTGGCATCCCAGGCGTGCATAACGTCCTCGGTGATTGTCCCGCAGTCGTCGCATTCGTAGTCATAGAACGGCATGGTGGAGGGCCTTTCTACGCTGGTCCTTGAGGTGGCGCAGCTTGCTGCTGCTGGGCAGCCAGCATTGGCATGAGCATTTCCGGGGCCACTTGGAGTTTGCTCAACGGCAGATCGTAGGCGTCCGACAGGAGCGTCATCAGGTTGTTGAACGGCTGTGGAATACCACCCATCAGCATTTGCGAGAACTGCGGCAGTAGGTTCTGGCTGAGCATTTGGGCGTCAGCCGTCTGCTTCTGCTTGTTTCTCCGCGTTCCCGTGCCCGACTCGCAGGTGTAGCTGCACTCGGCAGCGGCCACCTCGGGACGGTCGGTATTGACGAACGCGGCCCATGCTGCCGTGAGCGGCATTTCACCCCGGAGGTTCGGGTTTGTGCCGAAGGCTTGCACGAGTTCCTCGTTGGATTCGTTCTTGATGGCGTGTCCTTCACCGAACAAGTTTGCCACTTCCCGCGGCCCCACGTTCATCCGAGCCAGCATCCCTTCCTTGCTCGCACAAGCGGACATCCAATTCTTCACGGCGTCGGCGTAGTCTTCGGGGCGGGCGGCCACGTTGCTCTGGCGCACGCGGACCTCGTAGGCGCTTCGCGGCTGCGTGTCGCCGGTGTTGCCGTACATCAACGGCGTCATGCCCGTGGATTCCTCCCACTTCCTTTCGGCCGCATCGAGAATCTTCCACGCATCGCCGTTGATCTCGGGGAACTCGATCATCGCGAACAGGCGATTCAGCTCGACCGCCTCGCCATCGTGTTCGCAGACCACAAGGTCGTTGCCCTCGGCTAGCTTTGTCTTGATCTGCTCCGCAAGCTGCTTGGCCGCCACGCCGATCTGTCTGCCGGTTCCGCGAATCCTGGCAAACAGGTAGGCATACATTTCGTCGATGAACACCTGCAACGGCAGCGCCGCTTCGATGGGGCTGGTGGCGTAAGGGTTCTTCGGGTTGGGGTAGAACTCCAGAAAGCTCGCTGGCCACGGATTCGACGGCTCCTCGTAGGTCTTCATGTCCCACTCGACGCGGCGAATCAGGTCTTCCTTGTCCTCGCTTTCCAGCACTTCGGGCGGGATGTTCAGCGGGTGATCCATCCCCGGCATGATCGCCAAGTAGACGTGATCGTTCAGAGACTCCACTGCGGCGGCGAGGTTCTTCACTTCATCGCCGGCATCCTTGAGGTGCTGCCCAACGCCCATTCGGGACCAGACTTCGTACCACACGCACACGTCCCGGTCGGCGTGGGCGATGTCGTCGTCCTTGTTGGCCGAGGCTTTGCGGAGGTTGGTCATCCAGTGCGACGACTTCGACGAGCGAATCTTGTTCGCGTCGACGTTGAACAACTTGGCTACCTGCCACACCGACTCCACGCGCTCGCGGACCATGAACCCGGCATGGCGGCGCTGCCGACAGTCGGGATCGAAGAACAACCCGTCGATGGTGTCGAAGCTGGAGACCGGCATCCTGCCGTAGGGGCCGTCGACGAACTCGTGGTAGACAACTCCCATCCCCTTGCACAACGCCTCTTCGCAGGCCATGCGGGACTCGAACAGTAGCCCGTACTCGCCGGGGGTGTAGTTCAGGTAGTATTCCAGTAGCCAACTGCGAAGAAAGTCGTCCGGTCCCGGGCCAATGCCGATCGGCTGTTCTGCCGTCAGCAGTTCCGCCGCCATCATGGCTTGATGCAACTCATCCGGCGGAACAGGGATGCGCGGCCTGACCGTGCGATGGGGCACCTTCTCGTGGATGTACGGCAACATGAGGCTGACGAACTCACGGACCTTGGCGACCCGCACCTTTTCCGGCCCCTCCTGGTCGCGGGGCATGCGATAGCCCCAGCCTTCCAGTTCCACGGCCAGGTCACGGTAGGACTTGCCCATGTAGTGCCAGATGGCATCGGCCGTATCGCCGAACTGCTTCTGCTTGACCGTTTTCGCGGTCTCGATCTGCTTGCCCCACAGTTCGGTCATTTCGCCAAGGATTGCCATTGCTTCTCGCCTTGGTTAGGTCCTGGGGTGCTTCGGAGGACGCCCCGGGCCACGCTTCGGGGTGCTGACCGCGTTGCGAAGTTCCGTGACTTTCTGCTGGAGGGTGGAAAGCTGCCCGGCAAGGTCGGCGTGAAGCCGCTTCATCCCAAGGTTGTCTTCCTGGACCGCACGGATGATTTTCATGGCTTCGCGGCGTTCCTTCTCGCCGGGCGCCAAATCCCATACGGCCATGTGCGGCGCTTCGCGGATGGCGCTCTCTCGCCGCTCCAGGTTCGGATCGGCGATGTGAACGCAATCGGAATACGCTCGAATGTCCTGCGGCGAGAACATATAGATCGCCACCGCACGAGGAAACACCTCGACCACGATTCCGAAGCCCGGGTGGTCAAACCGCGGGTTGGGGTCGACCACGACCGGGGTTCCGATGCCAACTTCGGGCATGCGCCATTGAGGCTCACTCATCACAAAACCTTTCGCTTGGAGGATAGAGGGGAAACAGGAGGGTTACATTTTCCGGGCAAGCATGCGGCGGCGGCGTTCGCGATCACGCATGCGGGTCTTCTTTTTCTCGAACTGTTCAC